GATCGTCTTCCGTGACGACGAACGTGCCTTCGATCGTCCGACGCGGCGCTTGACGAAGCTGCATGCGTTGCTCGAACGCGGCCCGGCTTTCCAGCACGTCGGTCAGCCATTCGTAGCGATCGACGGGCGGGTTGCGCCAGTCGAGCGGGATCGTCCATGTCTTCGCGCGGAACCCCGTGACGTGAAGCCATACAGCCGGCTCTCCCGAGAAATTCCAGGTGAGCATTACGTCGATGACCGGCGTTCCGTTCGCCGACAGGATCAGCGTGTAGTCCTTCATTTCGAGAGGACGAAACAGCAACGGCGGATTGCCGGGCGTGACCAGACTGTTTTCGTCCATGCCCTCTTCGACAAGCGAAGCCAGCGTCTTCGTGTCGAACGGGAAAGCGTTCCAAACCGCGATTGCAATGTGCTGCTCAGACGAAAGGCCGCCGATGTCGAACTCCCCGCTCGGCATGAGCCAGATGCGGAAATAGAAGTCGTAGAAGAAGTCCTGACGTTCGAGCCACGCGCTGATGCCCGGCAGCGTGGCGATCGGCGTATTGTACGAGCCGCCATTGATGCCCTTCACGTTGTACGTGATGTCATCGAGACTGCCGAACGGTGTCGCCGACACGTTGGCAGACCAACCGATCGGAAGGTAATCGGACGAGTAAAGAGAGTTCGCCATGTCAGATTTTCTTGTACGCGACGCCATATTGCCCGGTCGTCGCGACAAACAGGGTGCCGCTGGACGACCACGGTTCCTGACGCATGACCGGAAACACCTTCCACGTCTCGGTGCCAAGCGTGATTTCCTGTCCGGGGATCAAACCGGTCATGTTGATGAAACGCACGTTAGGGTACATGCCGATCGCGATGTATTTCCCGGAGTCATTGCGACGGGCTATCACGGGGATGCCATACATCGGCGTGCGCCCCGACCAGGCTGGCGCGGATGCACCAGCTACGTGGTCAAGCAGGCGGCCCGAGTTGTAGTTGTTGCTTGGATAGCCGAGCGGGTTATTTACCGGACTGAAGGCTCCCTGCACGATCGTCGTGTTCGTCCAAGCCGGCGTAGCGATCGTCGTAAAGCCGGTTTCGACCGGAAGCGCATCCGGGATGTATAGTTGCGAGGTGCCGTTGAACGGGTAGTTCTGCCTATACGGAGCATTGAACGAGTAGCCAGTATCAGCGTTCGCGCCGTTGTTGTCTCGCGCCCAAAATGACTCATTGCCAGTCACGTAAGCGGCCCCGCCGTGCGACATATCCCCCTTGTCGATAAGCCCGAACGAAAAGTGCGCCCAAAAATCGGCGTTCGGGTTGACGGCGCAGTGAATATAATCGCCGTTAGCGTTGCTGAACAAATGCCATGCGGCCAGGGTTCCGCTCAGGTTCGATGTCCGAGCGGCAATGTCATACCACGCACCCGGCTCGACACTGCCGTTCGGCCAGCCAGGGTGCCCGTAATAGGTCTTCAGGTTTGCATTAATGCCGGTCGCTGCGAACGCTCGAATCCGTGCGTTCGGAAGCTGCACTACCGAAGCGCCAGTGCTCGGATAGTAGTTGTAGAGATCGGTCGTGACCCATTCGTACGCAATGTGGCAGATGCCCTTTTCCAAGAACTGATAGCCACCGCGCGAGTTCGTACCTGATCCCGAGTCTGTCCAGCCGAGCGACACTGCGAAGTTTCGGATCGCGTTGCTCAGAGCTTGGACATTGCCGCCCCCACCAGTGCTATATGCCATTTCAAACCTCGTTGATCAGGAAAATGTCGTTGGCGCTATTGCGATGAATGTTCTGAAACGCGCGCATCGTCAGGCCGCCAGCACTAACCGTCTGCTCGGCAACGATGCCCGCTCCTAGCGGCATGTAGACGCCATCCAAAACGCCGAGTTGTGGGTTGCGCGGATGATTCAGATGGACCGGAAGAACAATCCGATCTCCTTGCGCAGTAGGCACCATTCGATCGAGGACACCGACGCCGCCATTCGATCCACTGGCCGCCCCATACGCCCACGTATTTGTGTCGCTCGTGTCGTTCGCCCCGACGAACGGCCAGATGAAATAGTTGCTTCCCCGCTGATATCCCCACGGCCAATCGTTCGAGTTGGCGGCCTGATGGTTCATGACGGGGTTCCACACACCGTCCGGATTGCGGCACCAACCTGCGGCCAAAATGGCATTGCTCGCGCCAGGGTCGCAGAACATGCGGCGAGCGGAGTTGACGCTGTTATAGGCCGAGGGTTGATAGAAGTCGGCACCTACGTACAGCGGAAACGGATACTGATCGGGGGCCGACCACGGAAGGATCAGACCGGCATAGGCGCTGATGTAGATCGTCGAGCATTTCGCGACGACGATGAGGCGGCGGTCGTTCCCGTAGAACCAATAGGTGATCGCGTTCTGCCAAGTGTTGAAGTACACGGGCGGCCCTTCGCCCGGCTGGCTACCCCACGCCGCTGCGGCTTGATAGCCGATCGCCGAAGAGATCGCCCACGAATACTGACTGGACGCGGGACTCGGCGTCGCCTTGATATTCACGTACACTTCGCGCCCCGCGCCCGATCCAGGACCGCGCAGCGAGAGCGTCGTAACGTCGGTCGAGATCGGATTCGCGCCCTTGGCCCAGGCCAGTTGCGTCCATCCGCAGGTGCCGACCATCCACTGTCGCAGCTTGTCGAGAAGATCGACGTAATCGGTCGCGGTTCCAGTCGTGTAAGCCACGTTATGCCTCGCTCAGAATTTGCTTGATGGCAGCGCCGTTGCGGCGAATGACGTTGACCAGCACGTCTTCGCCGGCACTGCTGTTAAGGTGATCTTGAACCAGCGAAGGATCGAGCACGTTCACGATCTTCGGCGCTGCGGACTTTCCGCCACCGCCACCGCCATTCACGATGTTACGCGGATCGTTCTTCGCGAGGACTTCTTCGCCGCGTTGCAGGATCGCAGGCACTTCGCCCGGCTGAAGCCCGGCGATCCCGCCCGTATGATACCGCACGGCATTGGCAAACAGGCCGGCCGACACCGAGCGGGTATGGCCGCCTTCACCGACCATGCCGCCGTTGTGCTTAACGAGGCCGGCGATAGCGCCGCCAAGACCCCCTGCACCGGACGCGGCCCCACCTGCGCCGCCGCCAAACATGCCGGCGACCATGTTGAAGATGACCTGCTGCAAGATCATGTTCGCGATCTGCCGCAGGAAGTCGGCCGCGAACTTCAGGAAGGCATTGCGGATGTCGCCGAGCACTTCCTTGCCGCTCTTCGTGCCGTCGATCCAGCCGGCCATCGATTCAGCGATGCTGTTGAAACCCTGCACCGCGCCGCTCGTGAAGTCCTGATTGATCGTCTTGGCGTCGAGCGTGAGCTTGCCCGTCTGACCGATCTTGTCCTGCGTGTTCTGAAGCGCAGCGATGGCCGCCTGAGCTTGCGGGTTGTCCGCACCCATCGATTGCCAGAACGCGATCGCCTTCTGCGTGGCCTCTTCGAGTTGCCGGTTCACGCCTTCGAGCGCGGTAGACGTGAGCGCCGCGCCGGTCGCGTCACCTGCGTTCTGCTGGACCGTGAAGCGCTCGATCAACTGCTGGCGCAGCGCCATCAGATCGTTGACCTGCTTCTCGGCATTCGCACGGTCCCAAATCTGGCCTTGCAGTTCCGCCCACTTCTGACCCTCGGCGGTCGCGAGATCGATCTTCTGCTTCTGCGCCTCGATCGCGATGAAGTCCTGACGGTTCGTGCCTGCCTTGCTCTCGGCCAGTTGGTTTTGCAGTTCGACGATCTTCTGCTGCACGAGAAGCGCCTGCTTGGCGTCGAACGTTTGCCCGGCCTGCTGGCGCACCGAGGCTTCCTGCTCGGCGGTCAGGCGCGGCTCATTCACGTCTCGCGGCTGCGCCCGCTTCAGCGCCTCTTCGATGAACTTGTCGCGCTCGCTAAGGCCGGCTTCCTTCAGGCTCAGCGACAGGTCTTCGAGAACCTTGGTGACGCGATCCTGCCGCGCATCGACGGCCTTTTGCTGAAGAGCGGCGAGAGCCGGGCTAGGGCCGGCCAGGATGTCGGCTTCGCGGTTACGACGGCCGGCGTTGATGCCGCCGTTATCGCCAGAGCGATTGCGCACGGCCTGCGCGATCATCTCGTTCGTGCCGTACTTGATCGCCTGCACGATGTCTTTCGGCAGGCTACCGTAGTTGTAGGCGATCGACGTAAGCGCGGCCTGTTGCGGGGCCGTGAACGCGTTGAACCGGTCGGCCCCGATCTGGTTCTTCACCGTGTCCTGAAACTCGCCGATGCGGCGCACGAGATCGCGCATGGCGTCCGTCTCGGAAACGGTCATGCCCTGCGTGATCTTCTGGATCGTGCCGTCGCTCAGCGTAACCGTATCGGAGCCGTAACCTGCGCGGTACGCGTTCACGTCCCACTTCGCAGTCCCGGTGAAGCCTTCGAAGTTCTTCAACAGGTTCACGGATTCGAGCATCGAATCGCCGCGATCACTGCTGAACTGCCTGATCAGGGATTCGTCGTAGGCTCGCTTGACGGCCGCAATCGCTTGCAGCATCCGATCCTTGGCCTGGTCGATCAGCTTCGTATCGCCAGCGGCCGCAGCCACCGCCGCTTGGAAGCTACGTTGGATGCCGTCGATCTCCGCTTGAAGGTCAAGCTGCTTCTTCAGTTCGGGGATCGACTTGGCGATGTTGTCCATCGCCTGCTTGTAGCGATCCATGTTGCGCGCAGCCGTCGCGGCGGCATCGCCACTTTCCTGAAGCGAGGTCTTGATTCCGAGCAGCGTCTTGTCCGCGTCTGTCGCGGTGCCCTTCATCAGCCGGATCGATGCCTCGAACTTGCGATAGGCGGCGTCGGTCTTGATCGCCTCTTCGGCCTGATCCTGAAGCTGAAGCGCAAGCTCCTTCAGGTCCGGGTTCGCCTTCGCGATCTCGTCGAGGCGCTTCTTGAATTCCGAGAGCGGCACCTGACCGGACTTGACCGCATCCACGAGGTCTTTGATCGGCTTGATCTTCGGGTCCATCGGCAATTCGATGGCTTGGCCGAACTCGGTGTAGATCGTCGTGTTCAGGTCGGCACCGAGGCCGCTAAGCTCGTCTTGGAGCTTCTTCTGCAACGTGCCGCGCGTGCGCTCGATTTGCAGGGCCGACATATTCGCAGCCGCGTCGGCCATGTTCTTCGCCGACTTGTCGCCCATCTGGTACGAAGCAACCAGGTCGTCGGTCGCACGCTGCGCCTGCGTCATCGCCTTTTCGCTCTCGCTCACGCGGGTCGTGAGGTAGGCGAACGCGCCGGCAAGCACGCCGATGGCGATACCGATCGGGCCGCCGAGGCCGGCCAGGGTGAGGTTCAGCGCCGCGCCGGCCGTCGCCGCCGTGCGGATCGCCGTCACCATGCGGATCAGCGCTTGCGTGAGGGTGATGACGTAGGCCACACCCTTCGCCGCCCCGAGCGCAGCGAAGGCCGCCATGATCAGATCGAGGTTGTCGAGGATCGCCATCAGGAACTTGATGACGCCGCCCACGGCGCTGCCGATGCGCTGGAACCACACATGCGCGTCGTCGCTCTTCAGCATCGCTTGCAGCTTGCGCAGCGCTTCGGTGAACGCGTCGATCACGCCTGCGTCGGCGATCTCGTTGAGCGCAACGGTCAGCGCGGTTTGGAACCGGCCGACTTCCGCCTGCGTCATCTTCAACGAGTTCTGAAGCTGCGGCCCGAACTTGTCGTCGAGCACGTCGGCGAACTTCAGCAGGTAGTCCGAAGTGAGTTGGCCCTTCTCCATCATCTTGACGAGTTCGGACGAACTGACGCCTGCCGCCTTCGCCATCATCGAGAACGCGCCGGGGATGTGCTCGCCGAGTTGTTGGCGAAGCTCTTCCATCTGGATCGTGCCCTTCGACATCATCTGCGTCAGGGCAACGAAGGTCTGCGACATGCTCTGCGTATCGAGCTTCAACACGCGGCCAGCGCCGGCAACGGACAGGAAAATCTTGCGGGCTTCGCCCATCGAGAAGTTCGAGGCTTGCGCGGCCACGGCGAACTTCGACCATTCGGAGCCGAGTTCGTTGAGCGAGAAGCCGAGGCGATCGGCTTCCTGCAACAGCCACCGCATCTCCTGCGCCGTCTGCGCCGGATCGCCGCCCGTCACGACGTTCAGACGCGATTCCGTCGCCTGCATCTGCATCGACGCCTGAATGACCTGGTTGACGCCCTGAATGGCCGCCATCAAGCCGACGTAGCTGCTGATCAGCGACAGCACTTCGCCGCGCCAGCGCTGATACAGCGACAACGAACGGCGGGAGTTCGCGAACAGGCTTTGCAGGGCGTTGTCGAGCTTCTGGTTGGCTTCCTCTTCCTTACGGGTCGCGTCGGTCTTATCGCGCTGCGCAGAGGCCGCCTGTCGGTTTGCAACGGCCGCCTGCTGCATCAGGTTCGACGCACCCGAGAGCGCCGCTTTGGCGCGGTTCTGCGCAGCCGCGATCTGCTCAGTCGTCGCGCTGCCGTCGCGCAGCACGCGGTTGTACAGTTCGACCGCAACAGTCAATTCGCGGACTGCCTGCTTGTACGCACCAGCGTAGGTCGTCAGCTTCGACATCTGCGCAATCTGATCGCTCGTTGCGCCGTCCTTCTGGCCCGAGATCGTGTCGGCCAGGGTCTTGATCTGCGATTGCGCGGTCTGTTGGCCGCTCTGCGCCGTTCCAAGGGCACCGGCTAGGTCGCGGCGCGTTTCGAGCGCCGAGCGCCGCGCCGCGTTCGCGGTCGTGCGCTGAGCGGCCTGTTGCGCGGCCTCGGCCGCACGCTGCGTCGCCTGCGCTGCTTGCAACTGCGCGGCAGCATCGGCTGCTGCTGCGTCGGCCGCCTGCTTGTGCGCCTGTTGAACACGGTTGAGCGCTTCGGCGGCCTTGCCGGCACCCCCCGTGATCTCTTCGAGCGCGTAGAACGATTTCGTGAGGCTGTCCTGCTGCACGTTGATCGAGCGGGACAGCTTGTCGGCCTGGCTTTGCAGATCGGCCACGGCTTTCGCGACTATCTGCGTCTGTTTCTCGCTGCCCTTCGGCATCGGGCCGACGAACGAAGCCATGCGCTGCTGCACACGCTGCGCGGCTTCGAGTTGTGCGGTGAGTGCGGCGTATGCGGCCTTGCTCTCGTTCAGGTTGGCTTCCTGACGCGCGAAGGCTTGTGCCGCGCGATCTGCGTCCGACTTCAGCCGGTCATACGCCGTGGCGACAACGCCGACCGTCTTGGCGAACTGATCGAGAAGATTACCGGACTTTCCCGCCGAGGCTCCCGCGTCGTTCTGCTTCTTCGCGAGATCGTCAAGGGCTTTCGAGACAGCATCGATCGCTTTGCTGGCTTCGTTCTTCGCCCGAATTACGAGATCGACATCACCCTTGTTAGCCATTTTCGTTCAGTCCGGTAATCGTCTTTTTGAATTCCTTCTGCCCGTCTCGCGACAGGATCGAAGCGACCGCCTGCTGTGTGAGAACGGCTTGCGTCGCGTGGAATCGATTGATCCTCTCGACAGCAAGCCGTGATTCATCCCACACCATCCCGATCGGGTAGTGCGGGGCATCCGCATGGCCTTCAGACAGCAGAAGGCTCACCTGCCTGCGAATGCCCCACAACCACGTTTCGAAGGTCAGCTTTTCTGGCTTTCCTTGAACATCCCGATCAGGCTGCGGACGGTCTGAAGGAACTTTTTTGCGGAGTCCTCCGTCGCGAAGGTGAGCTTTCCGATCTTCGTCAGTGCATCGACTTGAACCGGGAACGGGAGCATGAGCACCTGTTCGAACACGCCTTCTTCACCGGTCGCCATCGCGATCACTTCCGCAGCCAGTGCGGGCGACTCGTTGAGGAATTGCCCGGCCGCCGCAGCGGCGCTGGCAATGCTCAGCGGATCGGCACCGTTGCCGTTCGCGACGAGATCGAACAGACGTGACAGTTCGCTCGAATGCTTCACGAGCAGCGTTCGCATATCGACGAAGGACAGCCCCCGGACTTCGAAGAACTGCTCTTCTTCGCCGGGGATGTCCACGCGGCTCGTCGGGAGCCGCAAGTCTTTCAGACCCATTCGCGCTCTCCCGGATTACGCCGTGACCGCGCGCTTCGAGGCGTAGATCGCTTCGTAGCCCGTGCGCTTCAGCACTTCGATGTTGAACGGGATGACCTGCCACTCGTCACCCTTCAGCGCGAAGTCGCCGTTCGGCGTGATCTTCACCCACGGGAAGAAGTAGTCGATCTTGTCGCCCACCGGGTTCTGCGCGACGTAACGCAGCGACCCTTCAATCGGCGTCGTGCCCGACACGATCAGTTCGCGGGTCGATCCGGCCACGTCGTAGGTCACGCGCAGGTTCGTCACGCCGTCCACGATCGCACCGCCTTCGAGCGGCTCGACGCGGCCGAGGTCCGGAGCCAGCATGTAATCCGTGCCAAGCACGAACGTAGCCGGCGTGGCCGCGTCGTCCTTCACGACCACGTTCGAAACGTTCTGGTCGCCCATCGGGTTAGCCGCCGACTGGCCGAGTTGGTAGAAGTAGCCGATCTTCACCGCGTCGAACGCCGAGGTCAGACCCGTAGCAGCCGCGACCGTCAGCGCGTTCACGCTGCCGAAGAAGAACAGCGCGAGGTTTTCCGGCGAGATATGGTCGGTCGTGAAGTTGCCCGTACGGTTCGTTTGCAGGGCGACCGACGCGTCCTTCTCCTTCACGCCACGATCGCTGTTGTAGTGATCGAGGTTGTCGGTCTGGATGTTCAGCGTGACACCCGGCGTATTGCCGAAGTAACGATCGCCGGTCCCGGTCTGCGTGCCGCTCTTGAACTTGTTGAAGTACAGTTCCCCGCGACCGAGGGTGTAGTTCATTTGTTCCATGATTTCCTCACGAGGTTGTTGAACTAAGTTTCGAACGCACCCTTACGCGTAGGGGTCATTCATGTTTTCTGCGATGTGCAGAGTTACCGACAAAAGGAAGTTTGCCAGTTCGTTGACCTGTTCTTCAGCCGGACGGACGAGACTTGCGCCGATCTGGAAATCGGTAACTCGGCCGCCCATGCCGAACAGGTTGTTTCCTCTCCCCGGCCGAAGCTGCTCAGCGCGTTCCTTCGCAAGCGCCTTGCGCACATCGGCCATCAGAAAATGAGCCGGGTCCGTGGGGTTCAGCTTGTCGTCGTCCACCCATCCCTGGATCATCAATTCCCACGGGCCTTCCCACACGCCGCTCGCGGGCTTCGCAGGCGTCGGGGTATCCGGCAGCGGGGCTTCGTTGACAGCGATGAGCGGTACGGGATCGTCGGCACCGAACACCAGGCGACCACGGAAGACTGCTTCCGCCATGTCGTGACGATAGCCGTTAGCGACGGTGATGCTCTTCAGGACGTTCGTGACGCCATCGAGCACGCGCAAACGGAATGGACGATCGGATGCCATTATACGGTCCTCAAATCGAGCAAGCGACGAAATTCAGTTTCAAGGAAGCTCTCGGCGTCCGGCGCGATGTCTTCGCGGACGGTGCGAAAGACTTGATCGACGCTCGGGCCGTAGAGCAGGTAGACGTTGTGATCGAGTTGCTGCATCTGCGTCTTGTTGCGGATGCGCTCGCCCGGCTTCAGGCGGATCGCCAGGCCGAGGTTGAACTGCGTGTCGGTCTTCGTTGCGCCGGCCCGCAGCTTGACCAGGAACGCGCCCTTCATGAAGCGAGCCTCGCCGGGCTTCACCTGCACGCTGACGCCGCCACGGCGACGTGCCGATGCGGCATCACGGTCGCGGGAGAACCGCGCGAGCGACGTGGCCCGCTGACGGCCGGTGATGACAGCTTCGAGGTTTTCGTTCGTCGCCTGCCGCGTGATGTTCAGACGCGCACTCTCGCCCGTCAGGTAGCTCGCCGGAAAGTTCACCTGCTGGCGCATCTCGCGAGACGCGGCCGTGCGGGCACGCTGAGCCGTGCGGTTGATCGCCATGCGTGCAGCCGCGACGATGCGCTTGTCGGCTTCATCGAAGTCCGGCAAGCCCTTGAATCCCTCGGCCACGATCACGTAGCTGCTGCTCATGTCGGCAGACCTTCTTCGGCGTACTGCTTAGGGGTCAGCCGCGTTACATTCGCGATGCGCGTGATGTCGTCGGCCGGGTCCGTGTTGTCGATCCGGTACGCCTCGCCGACCTGAAACCACACGACAGCGCCGTTCTGCGGCTCCTGTTCTTCCCGCATGAAAACCAAACGCGGCTTGATTGCCTCGATTTCGGCCCAACCCATGCTGCGGCTGTCTCCGATCAAACCGAATTTGGTTTGCAAGCGGACGTGAACAGTCGTGTAGGCCGTCCCACGAGACGGGTAGTACCGCGCCTCGATCTTCATCGTGTCATGCACGATGTGGCGGGCTGCACGTTTCTGTTCACGCCAGTTCATCACCAGCCCCGATCAGAGATCGTCCGAGCCGGACTTCGTGCTGCCCTTGCCGCCCTTGCCGGTCGGCGCGGCCTTCTGCGTCTCGTCCGACTTCGGGTCGGTTTCCGGCACCTCCACGTCCGAGATCGCCTGCGGGCGAACGGCCGTGATCGACTTGATCTCGTCGTCGGTCAGCTCGAAGAGCTTGTTGATTTCCGGAACGACGCGCTTGCCGTCACGTTGCAGCACGACGGTTTCCTTGATGATCTTCTTTGCCATGATGGCTCCTTTGCTTTCGAAATGAGTTGGTGAAACACGACCCGCCGAAGCGGGCCGTCGTTACGTGGCCGATCAGGCCAGCTTGATCACGAACGAGCCGTTCGGCTGCGCCGGAACCATCAGCGGTGCGCTCTGCGTCATCGTGTAGGTCGCGCTCGGGTCTTCCACGTCCCACATTTTCGGGAACATCGAGAGCGGCACGAGGCCGGCACGCTTGTCGCGGATCGCGCCGAAGCAGCGCACGCCGTCGATACCGGGGCCGGTGCCGACCACGGTGTTCGAGTCGATCATGTCGGTCAGCGCACCCGTCTCGTCCTCGAACTGCGCGCTGTACGTGTACAGTTCGAGGCGGCCGATGCCGTTCTGGCCCGAGATCACGCCACGGAACTCGTACGGCGTGGCGTCCGGGATGGCCGTGTTGTAGACCGTCTCGCTACCGCGATAGCGCGTATCGAGCAGCGCTTGCACCTTCGCGTTGTCCGTGAAGCGATCCCATGCGTCGAGGCCGAACGTGAGGCGCGTGACCGTCGCGTTCGCCAGACGGTTGACCTGGCGGCGCTGCGTCTCGATGTCCTTCAGCGGGTCGGTCCAGTTCGTCGCACCGCCCGTGACCACCATCGTCAGCGACGGGTCGCGGCCGAAATCGACCGTCACGGTCGGATAGTCCTCACCAGCAACAGTGACCGAGCCGTCGATAACTGCGCGAGCGGCCATCCACTCCCACCGGTTCTCGATCATCACGCGTTCCATGCGCATGTTCTCGGCGACCACGGCGTCGTAGCGTTCCTGCGGGCTGAGTTCGCCGCCGATGGCTTCGCCGGCCAGGCGCGGGATCGCGCGGGACGGATCGACGACGTGCTTCGGCTTCACGTACGCCGGGCGGAAGGTCTTGGTCGTGTAGCCCTGCTCGCGCAGCACACGACCCTGCACGTTCGGAGCGACGAACGGTGCGAGACGACGCGTGCCGTCCGTGACCTGATCGAAAACGATCTCTTCGCGATCGGACGTGATGACGCGCGTGAAGTAGTTGAGCCAGTAAGGCGTGATGCCCCGCTGGACGCGCAGAACTTCGATGAGTTCGGCGGTGTTATAGATTTCGAACATTTCTTTCTCCTTGCCGCGAGCGGCCTGTGATGTTGTGGAAACTACCGCCTGTTGTTAGGCCGCGCCGTAAAGAGTGCCGACACGAATCTCGGTCCCCACGAAGGCCGCCTTGCGCTGCGCCAGCGTCGTGAGCGACGCGTCCCACACCAGCGCTTCGTGGTTGAAGAAGGCGCTGACGTAGTAGCCGATCGAGGCGGCCGTAGCGCCCGTCGTGATCGGTTGCGTCGCGACGCCGACAGCCTTTTCGGTGCCGTCCGTCGCGGCCGGGTTGTGCGGCACGAGTTGACCTGCGGCGTTCTTCGCGAGCACCTGGTACTTCGCGATCGTCGTGTTCGGTGCGACCGGATCGTGATCGGTCACGATCTCCTTCTCGCCAGCGAAAAGCTGGAACGGAGTATAGCTGCCGAGGGTGCCGTTGCCGGCCAGGTCGTTCGGGGAAGGCGTCATAGCCATGATGGTTCTCCTGAAGTCTCGAAATCAGTTGTGAAAACGGCGCTTACTGCGCGACGACCTTGCGGCCCGTAGCCTTCTGCTGCGACGCGAGGATGCGCGCCGCGTTGCCGGCACCGTTGCCGGCGTCCGCACCAGCGCCGCCATCGCCGTCGCCTGCGCCGACTTCGGGATGCTTGCTCGCGTTCATGGCGTCGGCGAAGTGGTTCTTCTCCGATGCCGACGTGGCGGCCTGCGGCGCTTGCTCGGGCGCAGCAGCGGCGAGCAGCGCCTTGGCGTCCTCAACCGACATTTCGGTGTTCAGCGCCAGATGGTTCGCCAGCTTCGACTTGCCCTTGGCTTCCTCGCAATTGAGGATGCCGGCCATGCGCTCACGCTCGGCCGCGCGGGCGGAAGCCGCGACGGCCTTTTCATCGATCGCCGAGGTTTGGCCTTCCGCGCCCGGCTGAGTGGTCTGAGACATATCTTGCTCCTGTTGGTCTTGGTCATCCGAGCCGGAAAGCTCGTCGAGGTACGCTTCAAGCGCCGTTGCCGGCGACTGAATTGCGTCAATGAGGCCGAGCGCGAGAGCGTCTTCAGCGTCGTACGTCTGCGCTTCCGTCGCTCGCACCGCGTCGGCCGAAATGTTGCGATTCCTTGCGACGCTGTTCACGAACGTCGCGTAGTTCTTGTTGATGCTTGCCTGAATGCTCTTCTTCACGTCCGACGACAGCGACTCGTACGGGTTGCCATCGACCTTGTGAGCACCGGCATAGATGAACTCGATCTCGATGCCCGCGTTCTTCAGCATCGGGCCGAAGTTGACGTGCATGGCGACCACGCCGATGCTACCGACGCCCGCAGACGGCACGACGACGACGCGGCTCGCTGCACTGGCGATGGCGTAGCACGCCGAGTACGAGTTCGAATCGACCATCGCGAGAGACGGCTTCGTGTCGCGTCCTGCGAAGATTTCATCGGCCGTCTCGAAGCAACCGGCGACCATGCCGCCGTAGCTGTTGCAGTCGAAGACGATCAGCTTCACGTCGTCGTCGTTCACCGCCGCGTCGTACTGCGAGCGGATGAAATTGTACCCGGTGACGAAGCCCCACGAATAGGAGAAGCGGTTGATCAACACGCCGTGGACCGGGATGATCGCAATGCCGCTCGCGAAGGCGAACGGTTTGTCAGCGCTCGACGGGCCGAAGCCGTAGGCCATCGTCAGGTCTGTTTTGCGCTGCTCCCACGCCGCTTCTTCGAGGCCGCGATCGGCTTCCGCGAATTCCTGAAGCGCCGACGCGAGGCCGGTGTATTGCGGCGCGATCATGGCCGCCTTCATGTTCATTCCGTCGATGATCGCGCGCACGTTCAGCCGCGCCGAGTTACGGGTCGCGTTCATTGGTTCTCGTCCTGGGTCGGGTCGCCGTTCGTCCCGTCGTTCGACGGATCGGACGCCAGCGTGTTCTTCGCATCGTTCTTGCCGGCCGCCTGACCGTCGAGCGAGAACGCAAGACCCTTGGCCTTGATGATCCCTTCCTCGCGGGCACGCTGCTCGAAAATCTCGCGCCAGTCGGCACCGAGCTTCGCGGCTTCGGCTTCGTAGGTGGAAAGGCCGGACTTGATGCGGAGAATCGCGGCCTGCGTTTCCTTCAGTTCATCGATCTGACCACGGCTCGCACCGATCCACGTGCATGCGCCGTAGGCTTCCTTCATCAGCGGCTCGTAGAAATGCGAGGCGGTCTTGCCCTTCGGCAGCGGCACGTTGCCGGCGTTGATCTCTTCTTCGAGCACCAGCAGGTAAATGTTCGTCGCCAGGCGATCGGCCACGGCCTTCTTGCGCGACTGCATGAAGCGCCACGTCGCACCCATGCTGGCGCGAACCGACGCGTAGCTCGTCTTCGAGAAGTCCCGCGAGTATTCCTCGTAGGACAGGCCGAGGCCGGCCGCGATGTGCCGGTGTAGCGATTCCTCGAAGCCCGTGCCGACGCCGCCCGGCGTCCCCATCGGCGTCATGTTCAGCTTCGTGCCGGGGAACAGGTGCGGAATCTTCGCGCCGTCGATCTTGATGTTGCTCGCCGCGCCGATGTACGCGTTCAGCGCGTTCATGTACTGGCCGACCTTATCGATCCAGCTTTCCTGACCGCCGCCGAGCGCTTGGAACACGGCGTCGGGCGGGAGTTCGGATTCGATCGCGGCGGCGAACGACGCATTGATCACGGCGTTCTGAAGCGTGATCTCCTGAAAGTGCTTCGTCATCCGCATCTGCTTCAGCACGGCGACCATATCGGCCACGCCGCGCGTCTGGTCGGGCATCAACTGCTCGACGATGTGGATGACCTGCTTGCGGCCCCACGGCTTCTCGGCCGGCACTTCCGCCCACTGCTGCGACAGGTCATCGTACATTTCGAACGGATGACCCTTGCGGATGAAGTAGCTCAGCGGGCGGCCGTACTTGTCGCGGCGCACGCCACGGCGCAGGAACCGGTCGTCGCACTTGCCATCCGGGTTCGACAGGCGATCGGGCGAAACGAGTTGGATCGCCGTGCTGACCGGGCGGCGAGCGGCACGCAGCCATTCCGCCGTCGCGAGCACTTCCCCCGTATAGACAAATCCGCCTACAGCGAGGCGGATCAGTCCGGTCAGGGTGTTGACGCCCGCCGCGTCAAGCCAGCAGTTCGGAGAATCCGAGAGCAGGTTGAACCGGCCCTCGACGACCTGCTGGAATTCCTCGGCCCAACCTTCGCTGGCACCGAGCACGCGCCAGTTCGGTGTGGCATTGAGGCGATAGAACGCGCCGACGATGCTGTCCTTGTGGGTCGTGACGGCACCGATCGCGTTGCCGTCGTTGACCACCATGTCGCGGCCACGGGCGTCCGCAGTCGGCTTGGCGAAGTTGATGACCTGATCCGGCGAGCGCATCGACGGATTCCAGGTCATCGTCTCGCGGGACAGTTTCGACGCCCCCTGAAGACCGCCGCCGCCAACGGCGAATTGCTCCGTGTTCGAAACCGGAGCTACCTTGACGCGGCGGGTCGGCGTAACGAGAGCATCCATAAACTAAGTTCAGAAGACGAAGTTGAACGGCCCGCGAGCACGAACCGCACCGGAGGCAGCGGCGTCGCACTCGGCCTGAAGCGAGTTGATGTAAGCGAGAAGCCGCTGCGCGTTGGCCGCGACGAACTCGACACGCTCGCCGTTCTGATCGACGACCACGCGAGCCATCTTGCCCGTCATCAGGGAGTCGTAGGCGTCTCGGGCCGCCTGAAGTTTTGCCGGATCGCAGGCCATAGCTGTTGTCCAAAGAAGTCGTCCGGCCGCGTTCCGGCCAGTTTCGCAGAATCTTAGACAACAAGTGCGTGAATCGTCAACATTTTGTTGTTTTGCAGAGGCTTACGCGATTTCGTTTATCTTGATCCGGCTTCGCCTCACGCCATATTCGCGGCCAGTTTGGCGAAGTCAAAGTTGCTGGCTTCCTCTCGAACGAATCGCGTTTTCACGTCCGGCGCGGTGACAAGCGAGTTCAAATCCCACTCGGCCGCCCACGGCGGCGTCTTCTCCCAATTCAACTGCTCGATCAGCAGCAACGGCGATGCGCAAAGGCCAATGCAGTAGTAGGCCAAGTCCCATGCTTCGTTGCGCGATGACGTAGGGTTCTCCCATCCCTTCGTCGTCCGCACTTCGACGCAAAGCTCGGTGAAGACGTTATCTGGCAACCAGTCGGCCATGCGGAAGTAGCCCTTGCCAGGCTCGACGCATTCCAGCCGCCCGGCCAGCGCATCCTTCAACGCGTTCGAGTTCAGCATCAGCACCGGCACGTCGCCGCGAGCCGCCGCGAACTTGTCCCTCCGGTTGGCGTCGGGATAGCTGATGCGCGTGCGCGGTGCGCCCGGCGTCGAGTCGCCTTTTACGAGATGGAAGCGGCCCGCGTAGCCTTCGGCTCGCAGCTTGCGGTAGTAGTTGTAGGCGTTCGTCGTCACGCCGGCCTTACCGCCGCTGTCGCAGCCGGTCAGCTTGATCATCATGTGCCGGCCCGAGCCGTCCGCGAGCGGATACGACCGGTCAAGCACTTCCTCGGTGATCCGGTCCCAATCGTCGAGGTACGAGGCTGGCTTGACCCATAGATGCTCGCCGGAATCGTCGAGCCGCCGCGACTTCACGATGTTGAAGCGGTCGATCAACACCGTGTCGAACGGATCGCCCGGCATGATGCCGAAGACCTGCACGACGAACATATTCTTCTGCACGTCGATCGTCGCCACGAGGAAGCGCACGCCGGCCGGCACCATCGGCCGGAAAGCGTTGCGCTCCCCCTGCACGAAGCGTTGCACCATCTCTTCATCGTCGTCCGCGTCTTCGACCGGCAGCGGTTCAGCACGCTTCTTCAGCACTTCGGGAAGGCGCTCGCTGTCCAGCGACTTCGGCAGGTAAGGCTCGCCGAGGTCGTTGTTGTAGAACTTCTTCAGCGATTCCTCGCTGCCCGTGCGGGCGTACTCTTCCTCGGCCGTGAGGAAGTTGACCACCAGGTCTTTCCACGAAATGAAGGCCGCAATGACGCCGTTCAGCCAGAACGAGGCGATCGGCGTGCGCGGGTCTTCGCCGTGGATAACCCCGTTCTTGTCGATCCACTGCCCGTCCTTGATCCACTCGCCCCACATATCGCATTCGTTGCGCTGATCGGGATGGATCGGATAGTCGCAATGCGGGCAGTGCAGCCGCGCAGACTCGCCGGCCGCAGTCTTGTTTGGTGCGTCGGTATCCCACCGCATCATCTTGAAGTTCGGCTCGAAATACTCGCCGCAGTCCGGGCACGGCCAGTAGCGACGGCGACGATCGCCTCGGTTGTAGAGGCCAAGGATGCCGTTCGCGGGCGGCGCTTCGTGCTTCGTCCGGGGGATGTACTTCGGATCTGTGATCGGCTTCGACGGCGAGGATTCAGCCAAGGTCATCGCGAACGAGCCGAACGTCGTGGTCCGCTTGCTGGCGAGATCGAACGGCGAACCGTCACCGCCAATGTCGTCGTCCATCCGGTCGTAGTCGGTGAGCGCCACACGCGGGATCGGGCGGCCGGCGAATTCGGTCACGGACGGATGCGACAGCGTGAGCATGATGCCGCTGTCGTAGAGCTTGTCGAACTTGTTGTCGGCGTCGCGTTGCTTCAGCAGCCGCGAGCCGATCTTCGGACTGTCCCGGTGCATACGATCGACACGCCGCATCGAGAAGTCGCGGGCAGCGCCCTTCGTCGGCGAGTAGATGATCATGTCCATCGGATCGACCGTGACGGTGTAGCCGAGCCAGTTCAGGATCAGGCTTTGGGTCTTCGAGGACTGCGCACTGCCGACGAACACGACGCCCTTCTTGTCGCGGGCCGCAAGCTCGTTCATCGGCTCGACCATGTACCAGACCATCGAGGTCTTGAACGGGCCGATGTACGCACCGGGGTTATTCAGGAAGACGTACCGTTCCGCCGCGTCGGAAATGGAAAGCCGCTCGGGCGGCCGAAGCATTTCCGCGAGCGAGCAGACGATCTGCCCGAAGGACTCAAAGCCCTTCTGCCGGGTCTGCTTCGCTTGGCTCGGTCCATCCGGAATCGTGGCGGCGTGCTGGCTCATTTTTGAACGCATTGATGAGTGAATCGGCAAGCTGATTGAGGGTGCTATCGATCAGCCCTTGAATGATCTGCCGCTGCTTGTCGGTCAGTTGCGTTTGTCGCTCGACCTGATCGTTGACCAGAAGCAGGTTCATGCGCAGCGTCTTGAACACGACGCTCAGCTTCTCGATCACGTCGGCGGTACGCCACAAGTCCCCCTGATCTTCTTCGAATTTCAGGCGGGAGTGCTGCGCTTGCCAGAACTCTTTCGTGAGCAACGGCGGCAAATCCTTCGGCGACATCTTCTTGATCGCCTCTTCGAAATTGCCTTGTGGTGGAACCAAATAGGGCGCAACGTCTTTAATGCGCCAGATCGGATAACCCATCCGCTCGCCGCTCGGAGGAACGTCGCGGATTTTCTCGTCGATGTCGCGCTTGTCGATGCCGAAGATGGTCCCGAGTTGGGACTTGCTGCATCCGTCGTAGAGCATTGAACGCCCTTCGTCGTCCATCGCCTTCGCACCGAGGCCCGGTACTCTACTCATCATCACTCCCGTCTGGTTGTCCAATCACCGGATTGTTGTTTTTCAGGGCACGCAAACCCGCTTCACGGTGACGACGAAAAAATTCCTCATGAACGGCTCGATCGATGACGATCAATTTCCCGAGCCTGTAGGTAGGCACGGGAAACCGGCCGGCAGCGATTGCATTTCGCGCCGACCCGAGCGTCATACCGTACTGACCGCATACGTCTTTTAGAGCAACCCAAAGCGGTTCCTCCGTCATGCCAACTCTCCGAAATTCCTGACACGCTTCCATGTCATGTCGCCACGGACATAAGTGCCGTCGCCGCTCTTTCCGAACGACAGTACATATGCACCGCCCTTGCGCTGATAAAAGGTCGGCGTCACGGCAGAATCCAGAACGATAAAATCAAACCTCGTATTTCCGAGCGGCACCACTACGATAATACGGACCTGCTTGTACTCGCGCGGAATGGTCACTTCGTAAGACCCCGGCGCAACAAGCTTGGCGTAACCGACGTGGATGGCCGACTGAACGCCGTTATGGATCGAATAAAAATCGACGAACGACCTTCGCGGGTCTTCTTCGTCGGGGATCGCGCAAGCTCCGCCTGCGAGAGTGATTGCCCCCATCGCGAGCAGCGCTGCGCCTTCCACGTTTCGGGCACGCACACGCTTCTCGTCGCGCGTGATTTCCGGCGTCATCCCGAGCGCCAGCCAAGATTCCTCGACACGCAGTACGGTAGCCAGTTTCTCCATTACGCCTCGCCGTGGCATCGCTTCGCCAGCGAACCACTTGCGAACTCCTTCTTGTGACATTCCCATTCTCTTCGCGAGTTCGATCTGACGGCCCTCGCCATGCGGGGGAATGATGTCAGGAACGTCGTCGCACGCCTGATTTAACCTCTTGACAAACGCGTCCGTACCCTGGGCCTTCCTTCCAACCATGCCGTTACCCCTTCACAACCGTTTGGGGGTCATACAACAGAATGGTGCGGCATTTTGCAAGTCCGAATCGCATCAAATCACATTATAGAACATCATACTCAACGATTCTCCATCCTACGCCATGCAGCCTTCAGATAGCGGAAGAACGCGTCTTGCATGTCACGCTTCTGGCGCAAGCAATCGACCGCGTACTCGTCGATCGTCCCCTTCGCGATGATGTGGTGCAGGACGACCGCAAACTCCTGGCCCTGACGATCGAGCCGTCCGATGACCTGAAGGTAGAGTTCGAGCGACCACGGGATGTCGAAGAACACCATGTGGTGTCCGCCGTACTGCAAGTTCAAGCCATGACCGGCGCTCGCCGGATGGACGAGCAGTATGTCGATCTTGCCGGCGTTCCACGCCTTAACGCACTTCGCCTCGCGGTCCATGACGACCGCGTTTGGGAACGCCTTCTTAATCCGTTCGAGGGAGGGTTTGAACCAATAAACGACAACCAGCGGTTTGCCGCAAGCTTCTTCGATGATCTCGTGCAGTTCCTCGATTTTGTGATCGTGGATGTGGTGCGTGATTTTGTCGCTGTCGTAGATGAAGCCAGAAGCGAGTTGCAGCAGCTTGCCGGACAGTGCGGCGGCAGTCTCAGCCTCGACCACGGTTCCGTCGTCTAGCTCTGCAACGAAATCTCGTTCGAATTGCCTGTAGAGCTTCAGTTCATCGGAACTGAGTTTCACGTAGCGCGGGTTGAAGACCGGCTCCTTCAGGTCTTTCAGATAATCCTCGCGCTTCAGCGTCAGGCAAATGTCACTGATCTTCGCCGTGATCTCTTCTTCCGCGCCGGGCCGCAGCTTCCACGAATAGCCGTCGTAGCCACGGCTGAAGTAGCGCTCACGGTAGGCCGTGATGTTCTTGCCAAGGCGCTTGCCCTCATCGAGCAGGTAGATTTGCGCGAACAGGCCCATGTAGCCCTCGGCGGCCGGCGTCGCGGTCAACTGGTGCATGCGCTTGATCAGCCCGGCCTTGCGCACGGCCTTCAGCGCCTTGAACCGCTTCGTCGTGTGGTCCTTCAGGCTGCTCGACTCGTCGATGATCACCACGTCGTAAGGCCAGTCGCGACCCCACGCGTAGACCAGTTGCTCGATCTGCTCCCGGTTGACCAGGTGGATCGTCGCCGGGTTGCGCATCGTGGCTTTGCGGATTTCCGTGCGGGCGGCACGCAGGCGAGCACGCTTGATCTCGTCGGCCCGCAGCTTCACAAACTCGCGGATCACTTCGCGCACGAGGCTCGGGTCAAGGTCAGGGTCGATGCCGCGCCGGATCGCCTCTTCGCGAGCCTCGGCGACGATCGGAGCACGGGCGATGCGGCCGGCCTCGCGCACAGCTTCCTGAAAGTCCTCGTCGCGGATCAGCGCCGCGTTCATGCAGGCCGTGTGCTCCCACTGCGGAATCTCGTCCGGCCAGGTTTGGCTCACCACGCGCAGCGGGCCGGCCACGAGCGCACGTTCGAACGACATGGAGTCCAGCAGGTCTACGATCGTCGTCAGGCTGATGATCGTCTTGCCGAGGCCGAGATCGACGAAGAGCGCACTGAACGGGTTCTCCAAAAGAAACGGGACGGCGATGCCGTCCTGATAGTAGTGCATGTCCTCGCGCGTCCGCAGGACGTGCTTAAACTTGCCGTCGAGGTAGGTGTCGATGTCGAAGCTCATCGCAGGAGGTCGTAGGCTTGTTCGAGGGTGTTGATCCAATGCACTTCCGCGCCGAAGCGCCGCATCTCGGCATGCTTCTTCTTCTGCTGCGAAGTCGGCTTCTTTTTCGGTCGTTTCAGTTCGAGGAACAGGACGCGGCCACGGCGGATGAAGATGCGATCCGGTACGCCGCGTTGGCCTGGCGAAACGAACTTGGCGACCCACCAGCCATGCTGCTCGGCGAAGTCGATCGTGGCCTGCTCGATCTCGCTTTCGAGCGGATCGTCGAACTCGATTGCGTCGTAGTCGTCGAGGTTCATACGGATTCCTCGACTCGTATTTCGCGGCGAACTCGCATAAGCAGTGCGCCGAGGTTGTTTGACCCACGACCGTCGCAAACTCCCCAAAACACGTCGCCCCACGTGTTGCCTTCGACAAGCGTGGCATGGCCCGTCCGAAGCAGGCGTGTGCGAAGATCGGGGTCCGCGAACTTCTGGCGCAAAAGATCGAGCATGACGCCGATCTTCATGTCGTCCCAACCGTCCCGCAGCGCCACCTTGTTACCGATGCGCTTTGCGTTTGCAGGACCGCGCGCATTCTGAATTCGTCGTCGATCGGCAGCATCGAGAGTTTTTGCCGCCTGATAGGCGTGCTCGACTGTCGCGTACTCCACATCGTCGAGCACAACAGCGCTCGGATAGAAATTGCTTAGGAAACGAAACTGCCCTCTGAATTGAGAGATCACAGCGAGTCCTCCTTTCGGCATTTCGTGCAGAAGCGATGCCCGCTCGGCATCGAGCCGTATTCGACCCACCGCACACGCGGACTCGGCGGCGATGCGCCGCAAAGCGCCACGCCCGTCGAGAGGTCGATCAGGTGGATGTTCTTCTTGTCGGGAAGGCGAGCCAGTGACGTGCCCGAGCGGCCACGGTAGGCCGGATCGATAAAGCGCACGCCGAGGTCTTTCAGGATGCCGTAGCACTCACGGGCGTACCAGTCGTAATCGATGTCGTCCGGGAACTCGTCGGGCAATTCCATGCACGGCTTCGCACCCTCGCTCTTCGGGACGGTGTTGCCGCTCTCCCGGTAGGTGATGCCGCCGCTCTCGCCGACGCCGTAGTACCAACGCACATACTTGCCGAGGTATTCGCCGTCCTTCTGGCCGCCGCCGCGCACCTGACGGATCGTCACGAAACGCCGGATGTCCTGGCACGCTTCGATCGTGTCCTCGATGCTCGTACCGTTCGTCAGGTATTCGACCACGGCGTCGGTGCAAACTTCGACAGACGGGTTCTTCTTCAGACCCATCGCGGCCGGCTGACCCGGCCCGGACGGCGCATACGTGCCCTTGCGCTTCGGCTTGTCGATCTCGTCTTCGAGCCACACCTTGCGCTCGGTGTCGAACTTGAACGGGATCGCGATGTAGTCGTTGATCCCGCGCGAGTGGATCGAGCGATAGCGAAGCTCTTCCGTCTCGAAGTTAGTTTCCCACTCCCAATCGACGAGGGTGAGGTCGTACAGGTCAATCTTGTCGCGGGGCACCAGCGACGTGAAACCGTCCGTGTTCGCCGACACGACCTTGATGCCGCGCATTTCCAGCCGCTCGATCGCCATCAGCAGCGCAAGCTGGCCGGTCAACGTCACGGTGATCATCTGCTTCGGTGCGTAGAGGATCGAGCCGGGTTGCCCGAGCTTGCCGAACGTGCCGTTCAGGACAATCTTCAGCGTCTCGGCCACGGCCTTCATCTTGGCCTTCTTCGCGGCCAAGCGGCGGTCGCGGATACCGCGATAGATCGTCTGGAAGACCGGCCCCACGGCGGGCGGAATCAGGTTGTTGTTGATGATCAGCGCCGGGTAGTAGCTCGCCACGTCCCGGTCGATCAGGATCGCGTCTTCGTCGGTGTAGACCGATCGGTTTGCTTCCTGCGAATGCAGGCCGCCGATCCCCATCTTGTAGCTCGTCGTGCCGATCGTGAATTCGAGCTTTTCGAAGTCGTCGGTCTTCTTCACGCGGCCATTGCGATCGATGACGAGAGGGATGCGGCAGACCTGGTTGAGCACGTCCTGCATCGCCTTCGTGCGGAACCGGATGAACTCAGGCGGCCTGTAATAGAAGCGGCCGGCCGGCTCGGGATCGGGCTTCTTGATGCGCCGGTTCTTCAGCTTCTCGGCCTCGTGCCGAATGACCGCTTCGGCAATCTGCGCATCCGACTTCGAGCGCAGGTCGATCCCGTACTCGTCGCTCATGGTGTTGCGGATCGCGATCTGCTCGCGCAGTTCGTCGAACAGGTCGATCGTCGTCTGAAGGTCGTTGCCGCAGTAGTCGCGCAGGATGTCGCGCATATGCGGATCGATCGAGGCGTCGGGGTCGATCGGCAAATCCTGCATGCGTCGGCTATGCAGCCGGCCGCCGTACTGCTTCAGGCCCGATTGTCCGGGGGCCACTTCGATCAGGTCGATGTGATCGAGGTACTTCGGCGGCACGCACTCGTGCAGGTCGTAGAACTCCCACGGCTTCACGTCGGCCAGAATGATGCCGTCGCTCGCTCGCTTCAATTCAGCGCAGTTCGCGCCCGCGAGCGCGAGCGAGATCATCGGTATGTCGTAGTTGATGCCGTTGAACGTGACGATGCGCAGCCGGCGCAGCAGTTCACGCAGGCCGTCGATGTCGAGCGGATGGCCGGGATACATTTCGAAGTACCGACGATTGTTGCTCTCGACATCGCGAAAGTAGATCAGCCAGTAGTCGCGGTAGCACTCGGTGTCGCAGACGGCCGTTTTGCGAGGGTCGCTGTATCTCATGGTGACTTGGAAGAAAAAAAGCCCGGCACGAGGCCGGGCAAATCCCGCCTCTCATCAGGAAAGAGGCTCAGGCACGCGAGTTACAGGTCGCCAGCGGGATCGTCGTCACGATCACGACCACGGCCGCGGCGGCTCGAACGATCGTCGCCCCCGCCGAATCCGTCGTCGTTGCCCCACACGTCGTCGTCGTCGATGCGGCCGTTGCCGAACGGCTTGTCGTCCTCGGCGAACACGACGGACGAAATGCCGGCGCAGACGCGCTTCGGCAGCGGCTTCTTCGAGTTCTTGGACTTGCCGTCGAAGTACCACGGCCGGATCAGCGCATGGACCCAACAGCCGCCGTAGAACGTGTTGTCGATCTCGTCGATATCGTCGATCACCTGACCGTTCACGTCGCGGCACTTCGGACGATACCGGCCGTCCGATGCAGACACGAGCCAGTGGCCGTGCATTTCCTCGTTGTCGCTCTCGTCGCCGTTTTTGATGAACCAGCGGTCCTTCGGAACGGCCGAGTTCTGCTTCATGAGCTTGTTGATGACTTCGACGGTCAAGTCCTTCGCCGCCGCGTGCGTCTTCTTCGGCAGCATCAGCACGATACGCCACTTCTTCGTCGTATCGCCATTGTCGTTCTCGTCGGTCGAAGGCGTGCCAAGGAACGGATACGACGCACGACATCCGTTGTAGCGGATGTAGTAGTTCTCGTTGTCGTCCACGTAGAGAACGGCGTTCTCGACTTCCTTCACGATTTCAAGTCTTGCCATGATTTCACCTTAACGGTTTCAGGATTTCAAAGTTGAACCGATGTCAAAGGTCATCGAAGACCCCATCGTCGGCGCTTTCAAATGCCGGCCTCTTGTCATTCTCAGGGGCCAACACAGGTTTGCCGGGCGGTTTACGCACGACAGACTTCAGTGATTCTACCGCATCACTTCGCTTCATCCCGAGCTTCGCCAGAAGGTCTTCGGCCTGCGCAGGAGAAATGAATTTCGTGCTGTAGAGATGAGTCCAATGAACGCCGAGTTCAGCCAGGCGGCGCACGGCTTTCGTTTCATTCTCGAACACGCGATTGGATCGCGCCTCGACGAGCTTCATGCCGGGCACCTTCTCGCCGGCCATCGCACGTTGTTCGAGTTCGGCTTCAACGTCGCTGAACCACTTCTCGAACACGCCACGGAACGGCAGAGCGTTCGCCATCGCCTTCGTCGAGAGCAGCGGCGGCGCACGGAATTGCGGATCGAACAGGCCGATCTCGACGGCCTCGGCGACTTCATCAGCCTTGTCGCGGCCGATCGGATCGACGAGATCGGCGAAGGCGTCGTTCGAAATGTCCTCGGCAATCTTCAGGAATGCCGGGCAATTCGCCTTGAGCGGGCAGAACATGCACGCCTTCGACGACGGGCGCAGCGGCGCGTCGAGACGCCACGCGTCGTGCGCCCGCTCCTTCGCCCACTTCGCGAAGCGCAGCAGTTCTTTGCGCGTCGTACACCACGTCTGCGTGTTCTCGCGGCGCGGCTGAACGATGGTGATCTCGAACTCGTCAAGCTCGTAGTCGTCGCCATAGGCGAAGAGCAGGCCCAATGCGTAGAGCATCGCCTGCGTATTGCCGTTCGCCACGAACTCGCCGTTCTTCAGGACGAGCGAGCGCGGGTCGTCGAGGTCGTATGCCGCATCGACGTGAACGCCCTGCCCGTACTTCAAATCGACCACTCGGGCGGTACGCCCGTGCAGAGAGGCGAAGTCCATCCGACCGCCCTGGCGCGGAATCGGCGTGAGCTTCGAAAAGAAGACGCGCTCTTCGACGATGTGCTTGCCGGGAAGGAACGAGCAGAAGTCAACGTACTCCTGCACGAAGTCGAGCATTTCGTGCGTGATCTCGATCTCGAACGTCTGATCGCCTTCGCTGATCTCGACGATCTCGCCGATACGATGGCCGGGCCGCTCGCCCGACTTCAGCCAGTTCTCACCGATGTCGTGCGCGACCGTTCCTTCGGCCGCGTCGATGCCAGCCTGATCGCGTGCGAGCAGACCGGGTACGAGCGAGCCGGGACAGGTGAGCCATCGCGCACTGGCAGACGGGGCGAAGATCGAGTGCGCCGCCGCGTCGTAGTGCCTGGCTAAGAAGTCGAGAAGGAGTTTGTCGAACATGAGATGAGTGCCGGGCTTTATCGGCGGCGCTCTAGTGTTCGCGCCGTTCGCATTGCGTGAAGGAGGGAGCGCAACACGCTCGACGTAGAGCGCCGCAGATAAAGCGCTCGGCCCGCAGGCCGAGCACCGCAGCAGCCGCGATTACAGGGTGTCGTCGCCGTCGCCGCCGGCTTTGGCTTCTTCGGCCTCCTTCAGCGCCTTCTCGCAGTCCGCGATGAACGCGCCATACGCTTCCGGTTCGAGCTTCGCGAGTTCATCCGCGCCGTGCTTCTTGATCAGGTCTTTCGCGGCCTTCGTACCAAGCTCGTCCTTCACCTTGACCGCAGCCGCCTTCACTTGCTCGGTCGTGTACTTCTTGCCGCCGCCTTCGTCGTCGCCCTTGTTCGAGGCACCGCGACCGCGACCGCGACCCGTCGAAGCCGTGTTGCCTTCGTCGTCGCCCTTGCTGCCCTTGCCGCTCGATGCAGCGCCGCCGCCTGCTGCCTTCAGCGCTTCGGTGTTCGCGTTCACCGCGTCGATCAGATCGCCCAACAGTTTTTCGATGCTCATGATTTCTCCGAGAGAGGGTTTGGAAACAGTGTCGTGTTGCTGAACACCGTGAGGTGGATTAAACAACAAAATGTGGTTCACTGCAAGCAAGCGCAACGGCAAAATTGTAACAAGACCAATAGGTTAAGCCGGATCGCGTACAATCACGATGTCGTACTACGTAATCAACGGAGATCAGAATGAGCGAAACTAACTTCCAATTCCCCGCGTGGATGAATCGCATCCCGCAAGACGATCGCGCTCGCGCACGCATGCGCTACGTGCTGCGATTCGCTGCGTGCCTGGCTACGCCGGAAGGATCGGTAGACGCGCTGTCGGAAGCCATCGGCCGCGCACGCAAGACGTTGAACTCGGCTGTCGGCCAAGGGCGTTACGACGAAGGCTTGCCGGTCGATGTCGTTCTCGGGATCGAGAAGCTGATCGGCCCCGGTGTGATCCCCCGCTCGGTGATGAATCCAAAGGTCTACAGCACGAACTAAGCCCCACCGGGCAAACGATCACTACCCGGAGGGGCAATGAGTTCAAATCCGAAGGGCTTCATGGAGAAGCACGGGGCGGCCCTGATCGACGCTGGATATTACATCATCCCGATCAAGCGGGGCGAGAAGCGCCCGCTCTTCTCGGAATGGACCCACATCAAGGCAGACCACGACCTACTCAACGAATGGCTCGACCAAGGATACGGTCGGCACGGCATCGGCATCATCGCGGCCGACACGCCTGCCGTCGATCTCGACATCCGTGACGAAGAAGTCGCGGCACACATGGAAGAGTGGGTCCACGACAATATCGCGATGGCCCCGGTGCGCGTCGGCCATGCGCCGAAGCGGCTGTTGATGTTCCGCACCGACGAGCCGTTCCGCAAGTTGAAGTCCAAAGTTTTCGTCGATGAATTCGACGACGAACACCACGTCGAAATTCTCGGCGACGGCCAGCAGTTTGTCGCGTACCACATCCATCCTGACACCGATAAGCCGTATCAATGGCTGTACAAAGACGGCCCGCTCGTGACGGATCACGCCGACCTGCCGAAGCTCACGGACGAAGCGGCACGGTCGATCATCGAAGAGTTCGAGCGCGTTGCGGAAGAGCGTGGATGGAAGCCGAAACGCAAGTCGTCTGCGCTGGCGACCGTCAGCCGCAACAAGATCGCCGACGACGTGTTCGCCGCCGATACGCCTATCACGGACATCAGCGAGGACGAGCTTTACGCGAAGCTGCTGATGGTGCCCGGTGCCGACGAGTACGACACCTGGCTTCAGGTCGGCATGGCGCTCTATCACCAGTTCAACGGTGACGAACGCGGCCTCGAATGGTGGCACGAGTGGTCCAGCACGGCCGACAACTACGACCCGGATGCTCTCGACGACAAGTGGCCGACGTTCAACGCGGACAACAAGCGCCGCGCACCGGTCACGGCCCGCCTGATCATCAAGCTCGCGAAGGAGCACGCCGAAGAGCTTGCGACCGAAGCGCTGACCGAGATCACGACGGAGATCGCCGAAGCGCCGACGATCGAGGACTTGAAGAAGGTCGCGGCCAAGGTCAAGCGGATCGAGTTCGACGCGCCGACACGCGAACAGATCATCGACTTCCTGCGCAAGCGGTTCAAGGCCATCACGGGCGCAACGCTCGGCATCAAGGTCGCTCGCGACATGGTGCGGTACGAGGCCGACGAAGCGAAGGACACGCCGCGCTGGCTGAAGGATTGGGTCTACGTGTCGGCCGACGACAAGTTCTTCAACCTGAAGAGCCTATCGATCGTCACGCAGACGGCATTCAACTCGACCTACTCGCGGTACATGCTGACGAAGAAGGATGTCAGCGAGGGTCGTGCTCACCCGGAACGTCTGCCCGCCCACGTGGCGCTGAACATCCACCAGGTGCCGATCGTATCCAGCCGGCTCTACATGCCCGGCATGGACGACCTGTTCACGATGAATGGCGTCCACTACGCGAACGTCTACACCGATCGCAACGTGCCGGAAGTGCCCGACGAGCTTACGAAGAAGGACCGGCAGAACATCGAGATCGTGAAGAGCCATTTCACGCACCTGTTCCCGGACGAGCGCGAGGCCCGCATCTTCCTCGACTACATCGCGTACATCGTCCAGAACCCCGGCAAGCGACCTGGTTGGGCGGTCGTGATCCAAGGCACGGAAGGCGACGGCAAGACCTTCTTCGGCGTGATGCTCGGCATGGTGCTCGGTTCCGAGAACGTGCGGATGCTGAACGCCAAGACAGTTCAGGGTGACTTCAACGGATGGGCCGAAGGACAGCAGGTCGTCTTCGTCGAAGAAATCCGGCTGCACGGCCATAACCGCTACGACGTGCTGAACCAGATCAAGCCGCTGATCACGAACGACGTGATCGAGATTCACCGCAAGGGCGTCGATCCGTACAACATCCCGAACACGTCGTCCTACATTCTGGCGACGAACTTCCGGGATGCTCTGCCGCTGACCGAGAACGACAGCCGCTACTTCGTGCTGTTCTCGCGGTTCCAGACGAAGCTTGCGCTGAACGCGTTCAAGACCCGCGACCCGGACTACTACACGCGGCTGTACAGGGCGATCGAGGAATCGGCCGGCGCTATCCGGGGCTGGCTGCTCAATCACGAGTTCGGCCCGGACTTCACGACCGGCAACCGTGCGCCGGACAGCCGGGCAAAGGGGTACATGGCGATGCTCGCAAAACCTGAAGACCAGCAGGCCGTCGAAGACCTGCTCGACACGTCGTTGCATTGGGGGATCAGCCGCGAACTGCTGAGCGCGACCGATCTGGTCGAGGCGATGTTCGATGCCGATCTCGACGAAATCCCGCAGACGAAGAAGCTGAACAAGCTGCTGACCGACATGGGGTTCACCAAGCTCGGCAAGTTCCGCGTCGGCGGTCGCTACCGGCTGTTCTGGTCACAGAATCCCGAGCGCTTCACACGCAACGGCGAGGTCTGTTCCGATGCAATCCGCGAGTGGTTCGAGTGCGATTTGTAGTCAGGTCCGATTAGGTCCGAACGGTCCAAACCGAAGGTCCGAAAACCCCCGAAGGTCCGAATGACCCTCTCGGGGGTTTTTCTTTGTCACCGCCAAACAGTGTCACGTTTCACAATGCGGAACGACCAATCGCGTACGCTTGAATTTTTTCGGACCTTAGCGCCATTCGGACCTTCATTCGGACCTGATTCGGACCTTCTGTAACTCCTTGTTTTATATGACTTATCGTCAGATTTTCAGGTCAAGGTCCGAATAGGTCTAAATAAAACGGGGTTTAGCCGATAGGGAAAAATCTCAGGCAGAACCATAAAAAAAATTTCCCCAGGAGCCGGATATAGGAAAGCCGTCAGATTAGTACCTTCCAGACCTGCGCCCCCACGCATTGATGGTGATTTCGTGCAGGCCGTTTGCACGGATCGCCGACTTGCTCAGGGGTAAAACCGCGTATCGTGCAGGCCAAAGGTCCGAATAAGCGGGAAGGTCCAAATAAAGAGTCCCGTCGAGAAAAATCGGGAGAAAATCGCGGAACGCGGCTCAGCGCCCTCCCGCCTTTCCCGCCGCGCCCGGTAGTACCTGTTGACCCTTGGCTCCGTCGTGCCGTCGTCCGGCCGTGATTCCGGGCCGCCACGCCGCTAGAACATGCTTGCCTATGTCCTGATGACCCCTGCACACAACAGCGCCTTGTATGGCCTGCATTCCGCTATGCCCGCCATGCCTGCTATTCGGACCTAGACGGCCATTCGGACCTTGCATGCTGGCCCCGTGCAGACGACCACGCGCGAGCGCACGCCGTGCCGTGCAGACGACGGGCACGCGAGCACAACACGGCGCACGCATGCAGGCCCGGCCGCCGTGTGGAATCACGGGTCAAACCGGGCCAAGGGTTTAGGTTCGGGGGTTCGGTGCGGATGGACTATCAGCGCGTCCGCGCACGGCGGGGCGGGCTGGCGCTAGATCGGTCGGACGTGCGGCGAGCGGCGAGCGGCGAGCGGCGAGCGCGGACTATCGGCGCATACGCGCGGGGGCGAAGCTTGGTTGTGTTAGGGGCGACCATGCGCGAGCGGCACGGCGCAGAAACGACAAAGCCCGCACGACGGCGGCCTTAGGTGATGGATGGTGCGGCGGGGTTAGATCGGGTCGGCTACGATCAACAGAAACCAGTTTCCGTTTTTGCAGACGAGTGCGGGCTTTTCCGTCTGCATGATCAGGCCCGTTGCGTGGCGCACGCCGGAATGCACCGTTAGCAGGTTTAGCCGTGACAGTTCGGTGTAGGTGAGTTCGATGCGCTTCGGGTTCGTCGGGCTGTTCGGTTTGCGCTGCATGGCGTCAATCCCGGTTCGGCAAATCGTCGTCGCCGTTCAGCAGCGCGAGCGCGGCGGCGATGCGGGCACGTGTCGTTTCATCGCCCGCGAACCATGACGCATCGCACATGCTCAAAGCCTCTTGGAGTGCGTCGCGCACCGTATCCACGCCATACGCGAGCGGCGCACCGTCGCGAATCTCTTTGCTTGCCGTCGTTTCCCGCTGAAGCGTGCCGGGCGTATAGCCTTGTTCGGCCATGATCCGAGTGGCGGACGGGGCCGCGATGACGGCCGCGCGAATTTCGTGCTCTTCGGCCGCGTACGGCAACGCGAGCGACAGCATTTCGTTAGCGCGTGCGTCGTCCAGATTGAAGCCGTCCGCGACCCATTCGGGCACAACGTCGAAACGAACAATCCATGTATAGCGTGCATCCATGTCCTTTCCTTGTGCGCCGTCGCGGCGCGTGAATTGAGTTAGGCGACCCGGCGCAGTGCGGCCGATAGCGCGTTAATCATCGTTTGTTCGGCCATCGCATGCACGTCCGGAACGATGACCGGTAACGGCACGTCCATTTGTGCATCCGCGCGAAGCAGCACGACGTTATGCGAGCCGCGATGCAAATTCCACGCGACGCCACTAGCGGCCATGTCGCGAAACAGTGCGCGATACTGACCGCGTGCAGCGGCAATCGCCTTTTCTTCGGTAAAGATGCTTTGCTGCATTGTCGTTTCCCCCATGCGCCGTCGCGGCGCGTGAAGTTAGTTAATCGGCCGTCTGATAGCGAAGCGTGAAGCCGATAACGTCGCACGCTCGCATTACGTGCCGCGTGTTCAAGCCGCCCCGCTGTTCAGGCTCGGCATACAGGACGAACAACCCCGCGCTTTCCTCTTCGCGCGACGTGTCGTCGGTGCCGCTGAATTCCCGGCCGTGGATCGTATAGACCGTGACGGCCGCACCTTCCGGGATTGCCTTGATGATTGCGTTTTCCATGTCGTTTCCCCTATGCGCCGTGCGGCGCGTGAAGTTAGTTAGCGTTCAGCCGGCCGGAACGCGCTTTCCTTGTCGGACATTTCGCGCTCGTATTCCGTGTCCGACTCGTCGGGCGTGCGGTCGATCGCGATCGGCCAGCCGAATACGTCGCGGATTTGCGCGGCGTAGGCGCGGGCACGTGCGGCCGTCGCGAAGTCGCCGACGCATTCGACGCCGTGCCCGTGCCCGTCCGCGTAGTGCAGATAGACGCTGAAGAATGCCGGCACGTCGCTCGGTTCCGTGCATGGCTCGACGCAATCGCCGTTGACGAACATCAGGCCGCCGATCTCGATCGCGTCGAACGCGTCCGCGCCGAACGTCGTAACAATGTCGCGGGCGTAGCGGCTTTCCGTCGTGTCGCCAATGGTCGGCCCGTCGCCGTCCGCGTCGATATTGCCGAAATTGATTTGCTGCATGGTCGTTTCCCCCGAGTATCCGAAAGCAAAGATACGGACGGTCCTGCAAATCCGCTCGCGCGTGGTCGTCCAGCTATTCACGCCCGGCCCCTAATGCGCCGCGACGCATACGCGCGTTGCCGCGACTCAGCATAGGCTACATGCCAAGCGTCGCGCGGCGTCCAAAGCCCGGACGCGATGGAATGACGGCACATGCTCCAATTGGCGTAACGCTTTACGGCGGCACGCACGACCGCATCGCCGTCACGATCCATCGCGAGCGCGAACGCATGCCATGCGAGCGTTTCAAGCGCTTTGTCCGACCACTGGCGCGAGCGTAGATAGGCGGCGCGGGCCTGATTAAGCGCAATCATGGCGTTCCGGTTTTGCCAGAATTCCGAATCGCGGGCGGCGCGTTCCAGCATTGCGACGTATGCCGCGTGTTCGCGTTCGTCTTGCTCGGCATTGAACGCTTCGCATGCAGCCGCGACCGACTCGCCGCGTGCAATAGCGTATGCGTCGCGCAACGTCGGAATGTTGTTTCCGTTCAGGTGCGGGACAATGCTGAACAGCCGTTGCGTTAAGCGTTCGCCATTGCCGGTACGAACGAAACCGATTGCGATGCGCTCGCGGCCGTTCGCCTGTACGAAACCCGTTTTATACGATGCAAGGTAGTGCGCCATGATCAAACCCCTATCGAACGTCGTTTGTATGGATAGGATGATAGGTGATACTGCTAAACAGTAGCACTAGGGGAAACCCTAACCCGTCACGCGAGCACAAAAAAAGCCCGCACGACGGCGGGCAAAGGGGGTTTATTCGATTGCAGGTTCTAACAGGTGCGCGGGTATCCTTCGCGCGTGGCGTCAGCGTAGCCAAGCAAATAGGCCAAATCTTGCGACGCTTGCGGGCGACCGGCCGCCGCATCATTCCAGCCGAATTGATACCGCTGCACGCGGATCGATTCGAACGCTTGCCGGCGCTGTTCGTCCGTCATCGGTGCGGCCGTCATTGCTTCACCTGCAAAGCGGAGTGCAGCGCGTTCGCGGCCGTCGATACGGTCGAATAGACGACCGAAGCGACAGTGCATGCGACCACGGCCGAAGCGATTACAAAGGCGTATTTCATGGCGTGCCCCTGAAGTAATGGTGTATCGGTACTATAGGCGATACGGCTAAACAGTATCAGCCGGGAAAACCCTTACTCGTCGTCCGGCCGCATGCGATCCAGCCATAGCGGCAGCGCGGGCAATTGCGTTTCGATCCAGGCGACGAGCAAACCGCCGATGATGATCGGGGGCCAGCCGCGCTTTTCCGCCCATGCGAGATAGACGGACAAGCCCGCGACAAACACCTGAACGCCGCGCACGGCGAACGCCTGCAAAATCAGTGCGCCGACCGTGCGCTTTTGCTTGTCCGTCAGTTCCGGCCGCGTTGGTTTCTTCGCCATTACGTGAGCCTTTCAATGGTCGTTTTGATCGGGCCGGATTCGCGCTCGTCGCGCTGTCCTACGGCCATTTTGCGCGGACCTTGCTGCATGGCGTACCCGGCCGCGAACAGCGCGATATTGCGAGCCGCGATAGCTTCGTGAAGCGTGCCAGTGCTGAACGTCCGCACGGGGCCGCCGCGTTCAATTTCATGCAGGGCCGCCCGTGCAACCGGGTTCGAAAAATCGACCGTTACGCGATACTTTGCCATGTCATGCCCCCGCCTGTTCGGTCGCGGCACGTTTCGGCCGCATATCTTCCGCTTGACCCATCGCCGCGCCGCAACGCATCAGCCATTTCACAACGTCCGCTTTCGTCACGCCGTCCGGCATCGGTACGCGACCGTCGATCAACGCGAATCCGTAGGAATGCCAGTCAGGCAAACCGGTTTTGAGTGCGCCCGTAGGAATGCCGAGCACGAGCGCGGCTTTCGTGCGATGACTGGCGCGGACGAACTTCCGGTTTCCGTCGTCGTCGATAGCGCAGAAAAGCGGCGTGCCAATGCCCCAATAAGCGCCGCCGTCGTCGTATCCGCCGCTATCCAGCCGGACACGGAACAGGCGCACGAAGCGCGCAATGTCGGTTTCCAGATAACCATCTTCGCGGCGACCCATCGGCGCACCGTACTTGCACGAAACATCGCTGAACTGTTTGGACATGGCCGGCCCCTTACTCGTCGTCCTGTTCGTCATTCGCGCGATACTCGCGCTCGCGTTCGGCGACGCTTTCCGCCATGCTATCGGCCGCGCGTGCCGCGTCGATCTCGTCGGCATAGACGGCCGAATAGTCGATCTCGCTCGCCATGTGCTCGCCCATAGACCAGCCAGCCAGAAAGCCGCGACCGTGCGGCAAGCGAAAGACAATGCCGCGTATCGTGTCGCCGTCGCCGTGATCGTCCGCGAACCATCCGGTATGTTTGATGCCCGCGCCGCTCACGCTGTCGCACCATGTCCAGCGCAAAGCCGGCATGCCGTCCGATTCCAGATAGAACCCCTTGCCCGTGCTGTTCGGTTTCGGCGCGTGGTAATACTCGCCGCACGGGTAGGCGTTGCGTTCGGCGACGCTCGCAAAGCGTTTCGGCATGCGTGCGACGTGGCGCGGCCATGCGAACCCCGCAAAGTGAAACTCAGTTTTGAGCGTAGAAAGGCGATCCATGATAAACCCCTAAACAGTGTCAACCGTCCAATTTGTTGTTAGAGCGGGCGCGTTAAAGCCATTCGTGTTTAAGCGCATACCCGCCGTCACGGTCGGGTTCGCCATTGCGCGAGCCGTGCGCTTTCGGCGTGCCGTTCGGCCAGATTGCGCGGCCGAGCGAGTAGACGAGATGGAAACCCATATCCATACCGCAACCGTTCGCGACGATGCCGCCGTTGTCGGAAAGCGTAAAGCCGGTAACGGTCGCGGTCAGACCGTCGATATTGCTCAGTTCGGCGGGCCGGTCTTTCGTCTTAGGCCGAACAACAAAAAGCGAGATACGGCGCGACATGCCCGAACCCGAAACCGAACGCAGCACGCAATAGACCTTTGCGCCCGGCTTCACGATCTTCCGCAGTTCGGCGCGGCATTGTTCGCGATAGATGCGCTCGCCTTCGGCATTCGTCAGGCGTTCGGCGTCGCGATGGTATTCCGGATGCTGCGTGCGCATCACGTGGCCGTTCGGGAAACGCAGATAAACGTTCTTTGCCATTTCAAACCCCTTTTTTAGTGACCTAACAACCGTCTGTTGTTTCTGCCGTCAAGCGCCGAATGCGTCGCGGCATGGGTCGAATCATAGGTGACACCGTTCAACAGTGTCAAGCGCTTTTCGGCGTCGGTGCAAACCCTAACCCGCTGATGCGCTTAGGGGTTTTCCCCTATCTGACCCCGATTCCGGCCGCGCCGCCGACGCCGCTGCGCCTTTGTCCGACGCGGCCGAGCGCCCGGCATGCTTGCATCGGCCGACCGCCAGGTGCCCTTCCCTTTGGCGACCCGGCCCGGCCCTTCGGCGGGGCGACCCGAGCTTTGCCCTTTGGCGACCTAGCCCGAGCCAAGTGCCCTTCAGCAACGCAGCCCGAGCCAAGTGCCCTTCAGAGCTTCAGCCCGAGCTTTGCCCTTTGGCGATCTGTCCCGAGCTTCGCCACAATTTGACACCGAGCGAACGTGTCACCTAGAATCCTGACACTCCCCAACCGTTACAAGGAACGATCATGGCAACCACGAAAGACAGTGCAGCCGCCGAAGAAGTTCGTCAGGCTTCCCTCGCGCAGCAGATCGCCGATCTCGAAGTCGGCAAGACCGTCAGCCAGGCTGAACGCCTGGACGGCGACGAAGCAACGAAGGAAGTCATTCAAGAAACGATCACGCGTCTGCGCAATCTGATCTCGCCGGCCGTGGCCCGCGCAAAGAAGCGCTCGGGCGGCGAGTACACCGTCGAAGTCGGCAAGTTCGACACGCGCTCGCTCGACATCATCGTGGTCGCGGCCATCACCCGCACCGCGTAGGCGGCTATATGGCAACCAAGGATATTTCCGACGAACTGATCTGCCGCACCGTGGCCGATATGTGGTCACGACGGAATGCCGGCGAAAAGGGCTTGCTGCTCGATGAACTATTGGCCGAGCGCACGGGCCAGCCGATCAAGGTCTGCTTTCGAGCGATGGAACGTGCCTGCCGACGTGGCCTGATCGAGTACGGCATGTGGCTTCAAGCCGCGTGGCTGACCGACCGAGGTAAAGCGCTGCTCAGTTGAAATCGTTTCAACGGTTTCGCCTTTCCCAAAATGCCCTACCACCCTTTTCCGACGAAATTGTAACAATGCTGGCACTGCCGAGCAGTGTCATCTAAGATTCGTCCTACACCAACTCATTTCAAAACAACCATGCACGATCTCGAAGAACCGGGCGGCTTCCGGCCGCACCGTCAGGTGAATCACGGCTCAGACTCACTGAAGAAGGCCAACGTCAACAAGCTGCACGTTTTCGAAGTCACCGGTAGGCCGGCTATGGCGTTGTTGGTGAGCATCGAGGATCGCGGCGATCGTTACGTCTTCCGCATTCCGAAAAAGCTCACCGTCGAGTTTTTCACGCGCAAGAACCGTTGGCGCGTGCGCGGCCAGAAGAAGACCACGCACGGCACGGTCGATCAGTTCATCTACTGGTTCGAAACTCAGTTGAAGGACCGGCCATGAGCATTCTCTGCGCCCTGTTCGGCCACAAGTCGAACGAAGATGTCTACGACGGCGGCCAATACGTTCGCATCGGTAGCCCGCAAGTTGTCGATGGGATCGGCCGCCATCACGCGACGCTCTATGCACGCTGCCCTCGCTGCGGTCGTGAATATCGCGCTGGCAGCATTCACATCCCGAAGGAAGAAAGGACATGAGCACTACTGCCATCAATGCCTCTCTCACCGCGATCAACGCGGCGAACACTGCCGCCGCTCAGGCCGCCGCAGACGACGCTCGCCGTGAACGCTGCAAGATCACGCTCGCGACCTACGAACCGAAAACCGCGAGCACCGCCGTTCAGCAGGACTATGCGCAGTGCGTGCTGTTCCTGCATCCGGTCAACACGAGCAGCGACGTAGCCGCCGCTAAGGCCGCCGTGGCGGTAGCGCTGGTTCTGTTTCTCATCGGCGCAGCCATCGGCGTGTATCACGCATGGAGCGAGTATGACGGCATCGTCATCGGCACGATCCGGGCGATCGTCTACGGCTTCGGCGCGATGGCGTTCGGTGTGCTCTTCGCTACGATCGGCGTCGGCGTCATGTTCGTTTTCAGCTCGATCGGCGTCGGCGTCATTTTCAGCTAACCCCATCAACAGGAAAGGAAATGAAACTCCCCATCCCGAACTTCATCAAGCAATGGCTCATCCGCCGTGCGCAGCGCACGCCGTACTTCGATCTGGTTCACGAAGGCCAGCTTTACATGGAACGCTGGTGGCTCCGGAAGCCGCCCGGCCACGGTGAGCATTCGAGCACCTACGACAAGACGAAGAGCGGCATCGGCATTCGTATCCACCACACGGTTCGCAGCGACCGTGGCCGCGATCTGCACTGTCACCCGTGGTGGAATATCTCGATCGTCCTCGCTGGCGGCTATTGGGAGATCATGCCGATCAGCCAGTCGCAGCCGGCCATCCTCGACGCGCACTGCTACCGGCGCATCTGGCGCGGCCCCGGCTCGATCGTCTTCCGTCGAGCGCAGCATCGGCACCGCCTCGAAATCCCGCAAGGCGATTGCGCCTGGTCGCTCTTCATCATGGGTCCGTGGATTCGCGATTGGGGCTTCTGGACGCGTGACGGATGGGTCTACTGGCGCAAGTACATCGGCGTTGCACCGGGCCAAGACGAGAATACGAAGCCGGTCAAGGCCGACGTGCGCGTGACGGCAGAGATCAGCCCCGAACTGAAACAGGTGCTCGGCCTGCCCGACGATCTGCGGGCCGGCGAGTCGATGGCGGATTGGGCGCTGCGCAAGCAGCACGAGGCTGACCCGCTGGCCCGCTGCCACAAGGTCTTCCGTGGCCCGCAATGCCGCTACGACGGCCCCGCTGAGCACTGCAATCGGACGTTCGAGTGCTGCCGCTCGCTCGGCAACGAAATCCACTTCGCCGGCCAGCGCCGGAAGGAAGGTGTGCAATGACGATGCGCGCATTCAAGGTCAAAAACGTCCCGCCGCCCGGCAGCAAGAAGGTTGGCGACTGGCTCGACAAGCACGTCAAGCTGAAACGCGCGATGACGAACGGCTACGCCACGTTCCCGGTCGGCGCTAAGGGCGTCGTGACTAGCACCGGGAACGGCCTGACGATCAAGTTAGAGGCGTGCCCGTGCTGCGGCATTCGCGGATGGCTCAGCCGCATCCACGGGAGCGATGTCGAATTGATCGAGCGGGAGGACGCCAAATGAGCAAACCGAGAACCCTCGCTCGTCTGAGCGTCGCCGCTTCGTTCAGTGAGCGAGTAATCCAGCACGAGGTCGAACGCCGCTCGCTCGAACCGCTCACGGGCATCTATCCCTGCGACGTGGTGGCTCACGGGTTTGGGCCGCGCAACTCCTTCGAGCGGACCTGCATCGGATGCGGTGCGAAAGTGATCCCTGGCTTGACTGATTGCTGCAACCACTGACGGGAGGGGTATGGACGGACTTCGCGATCTTACGCGCGACGAAATCAAAGGACTTCTGCGCTCGTGCATGATCGAGGCGGAAATCTGGATCGCGCAGGCTGAACGCCGGCTCAGCCAGCTTTACCCGCACGGCGCGAAGGTCGAGGTACAGCTTCGCAACGGGCAGCACAACTGGACGCCTGCTGTCGTCGTCAGTTCCGGCATTAACGCCTACGGCGCGAGCACCTATGCAAGCGTGCGCGTCGAGATTCCGTATCGCACGCCGGGCGGCAAGCGCCAGCGCTTCCGGACTGTCAACCTGGATTGCATCCGTCCACTCACTCAGGAGAACTCGTAATGGAAGCGCTCACCACGGGCTTCTGTTTCGGCTTCGGCTTTTTCACCGTCATCGCACTGCCCTACCTCTTCAGATGGGGCGGTTGCGAGTTCTGATCGAGGAACATCATGAACAACGAAAACAATCGAGCCGATGCGCTGACGAGCATGTTTGCCGCGCATCCCTGTCTCCAAGACGACCGGGCCGTATTCTCTGCGGCGCAAGTTCGCTCAATCGTACGAGAAATCCTCGCCGCATCTGCCAACAAGACGGGGGCGGAAGGGGTGCCTGTCGCATGGATGCACGCCGACGATCCGCGCGACTGCATATCGGACGCGAAGAAGCGAGACATGATCGAGCATGCCGGCGCGCCGGGCGCGCGACTGGCCGACAACTACTCGATCGCGCTCGGCTTCATCGACGCCCCCGCGCAGGCGGCGGAACCGGTGGCGATTCCGGCCGACGTGCTCGCACACATCAAATGGCTGCACTATTGCTTGCGCGAGGCAGGTCACTGCATCGACGGCGGCACCTGCCATCACGAATGCGGATCGAAGGGCGAGTGCTGGCGTCAGGACGGCTGCGTTCCTCTCACCGGCTCGCGCCTTACCGATGACTGGAAGCTTCCCACCGTCGCACCTGCGCAGGAGGATGCGCGGGCGAAGTTTGAGGCATGGTGGAAAGGCAATGCGCCGTCAAACTTCGATTATGCGTCCGCTCTCGCGGGGTATTTGGCCCGCGCCGCCGACGATAGGGGCGACAAGTCATGAGCACGCCATTCAAGAAGATGCAGGGTGAACTAGGCGCACCTGCCGTCGATCTGACCGGCGAGCGGTTCGGCAAGCTGGTCGCCGTCTCGCGAGCACCGAACCTCCAATACGGCGAATGGAGCCGAACCGCGTGGCGCTGCGTGTGCGACTGCGGCAACAAACTGACTGTTATAACGGCCAGTCTTCGCCAAGGTCGAACGACGAAGTGTTGGGACTGCCGCAAGAAAGAGTTGCGCGAGTGGCACACCGGCCGACACGTCGGAAAGCTGGTGCGCGAAATTCTCGCGAAGATTTCTTGACACTGTTCGGACGTGTCACCTATACTTCGAACAACTTCTACTTTTCCCGCACATCATGGAAATCGACATCAACGGTGAGCTTATGCGTCTCGCCTTCCATTTCGTCGCGACCGGTGACACGCTATACCCGACCGCAGCCAAATATCCGGGCATGAAGTACATCCACGTCGAGCCGCATGACGACGGCGCAGTGATCGTCGCGTGCGACGGCGCATGGATGTTCCTCGGCATCGACGAAGACGGGTTCTGCGATGAACCGGTGAATGTCGATCTCGATCTGACGATGCACATGAAGCTGAAACCGACCACTGCGGAAAAGCTTCGTGTGAAAGCGGTTCGCGGGCGCAGCTTGGCTCTATGGACAGTGCATGCGAGAGGGGTTCGCCAAGACCGACCGTGGGTCGCCGACGACCAAGGTTATCCGGATTGGCGGGTCGTCGTTCCCGATGCCGGCCGGCTGAACGTGCATTTCCCGGCCGTGATCAGTTCCGCGTATCTCGCGAAGATCGGTCGGCTGTGGGACGACACGGATAAACGTCTCGGCCATGCGGTCTTTCTCGGCAAAGGGGGGAAGACGGCGACGTGCGTGCATTTCCCCCGCATGCCGAACGTCATGCTCGTCGGCATGCCGCTCAATGAAGACGACATGACCGGATTTTTGCCCGGCACCGATTGGTCCGAGCGCTTTAAGCAGGAAGCCCCCGAGATCGACGACGATCTCTAATCTATCTCTAGGAGAAAGGAAGTGACCACTCTCACGAATGCTATTCGCACGAAGATCATCGACGCCGCAATCGCAGCCGCGTTCAAGGAACGCGAGGAAACGTGGCGGAAATGCTGCACGTCGGTCGCTGACAATATGTACGAAGTCACGTTCGGGAAGGACGAAAAGGCCGTCCTCGCACTCTCGAACAGATGGCATACGCTGACCGGCACGTTGCAGTTCCGCGCTGACGGATGGCGCTACTATCGGCAGGTCAATGACAACTGGCTGACGCACGACGAGCCTCAAAGCACATTCGCGCTATCGAAGCATCGCCCGGTTCCCTACCATCTCGATACGATCGACGTGGGCGAACATCACCCGTTCTACAACACGATCGAAACGTTGCGTCTGCAATGGCACACGAACCACAAGGATAAGGTCGAGCTTTACGATCAACTCGTAACGCTCACCTACAGCGTCCGCACCGTCGAGAAGCTGATCGAGGCTTGGCCGGCCGGCGAGCAGTTCGTGCCGACGATCGAGAAGAAGGTCGCGGCCAACGCCGTCGTGCCGCACGATCTGACGGCCAAGATCAACCGCATGCTCGGCATTGCGGCCTGACGGCATAGCCGTCCAACCTACCGCTCTCTCACGACCATGAACTCGAATCTGCACGGCGTTATCGACGACGCCGAACTAAAGGCGCTGCGCGAGCGAAACGAGGCCCGCGCGAAGGCCGCCCGTGAAGCCCTCGGCGCGCGATACCTGCTGCATCCGACCAACCGCATCACGCGACGGTTTGTGGCATCGCACCTGCCATTCCCGTCGCACCGCCTCGGAGGGTTCTGACCATGCGGCCCGTCTACCTTCCGGAAATCCTGCATGGCCGTCTTGTGCAGGGCAAAGACGGCCGCTTCCGTCCGAACTGGCTGATGCGCCTGACGCAGCGCCTTCGCATCGGCCGTTACGGCGTCTGCCCGTGCTGCATGGCGTTCAGCAAGACGATCGAGCGCTTGCCACAGAACACGCAGTACGCAGACGAAGAGTCCAACTGGTTCACCGGCTGCGCCGATTGCCATGAAGAGAACGAACGGTACTGGCGCGAGCGGTGGGATGAATACTACTCGGGGCTTGGCGTATGAACGAAGACAAGACCTGCCACGGGGCGCGTGGGAATGGCTGCGCGTCGTGCGGGATGGACATGGATTTGGAACCCTACTGCGTACATCCGGTCGTGCTGAGTCGCCGCAAGGCCGATACCGGGCGTGATTACCCGTGGGGATTGGACATCAATCCGGCTCGCCAGGTTTGCAAGGGCGAGTTCTATCAGGAGCGCGAAAAGCGCCCCTTCAGCGGAGTGCCGGCATGAAACCTATCGAAGTCACCATCCCGTTCAAGGTGCATCAAGTCGGCGGCATGGAAGTGCGCGGAAACGTCGAAGTGCTCGCCAAGCTGCGCGAGGCCGGCATCCCTGTCGAAGGTCACATCAGCATTCAGCGCGTCGAGCACGGCACGCTCGAAATGATCACCGACCGGACCTTCGGCGATATCGTCTACCGCTGGACGCCGGACCCGGAATACGACCCGGCCAGCGACCTGTAACCCGTGCGGCTTCGCGCCGCGAAAAGGAAAGGAATTGAAGCAATGCTATGTCGAGAAGCGGTTCCGCGATGAGACGCTTCGCCAAATCTACGTGATCAACGCGATCGTCGAGGAATACCAAGCGCAAGGCTACGTGCTGACTGTCCGTCAGCTTTACTACCAACTCGTCGCACGCGGTTACATCGACAACACGCTTCAGGAATACAAGCGCGTCGCGTCCACGATCAACGACGCCAAGCTGGCCGGGCTGATCGATTGGGACGCTATCGAAGACCGTACGCGCGAGTTCATCCGCCGCACCCGCTGGTCGTCTGGCGCATCCGTGATCGAAGCGTGTGCGCAGCAATTCCACATGGACGCATGGGTCAACCAACCCGGCCGGGTTTTCGTGATCGTCGAGAAGGAAGCGCTCGTCGGCGTGCTCGAACAGACCTGCTTGCGGTATGACGTGCCGCTGCTTGCCGCCCGAGGCTATCCGAGCGGCAGTGTCGTGCGTGAGTTCGCCGATAGCGATGTCACCAGTGCGCTCTATCGGGATCAAGCCGTAACGATCTTGCATCTCGGCGACCACGACCCGAGCGGAATCGACATGACCCGCGATCTGTACCAGCGGATCGAACTGTTCGTCGATGACCCGGAATACTTCGGCATGGTCGAACTGAAGCGGATCGCGCTGACGATGGATCAGGTGCGCGAGCAACGTCCGCCCGAGAACCCGGCCAAGACGACGGACTCGCGCTTCCGGGAGTACCGACGCAAGTTCGGCGACAAGTCGTGGGAACTGGACGCCCTGTCGCCGGAATACCTGAACGATCTCGTCGAGAGCCATATCACGATGGAGATCAATCAAGCCCGCTGGAACGAGCGGCAGGAAGAGATCGAGCATGTGAAGAAGCGACTGTGGGATGCCTACTTCACATTCAAGCTCGAAGAGGACGGTGGAAAATGAACGCCCCGCTGATCCGATGCACGCTATGCGGCGGGACAGGTCACACGGCCTGTTTCTGCCCGTGGCGAAAAAGTTTCAACCAACCGCGCGAGCAACGCGCAAAGGAGTCGAAGTGAGCACGAAGATTATCCCCGGACGTAAAGCGATCGATCCGAACAAGGTGCCGATCAAGGCGGCGCGATCGTACAAGATCAAAGTCGAAGGTAAAGTCGTGACGGCTCGCGTTGAGCTTGTTCAACCGAAAGGTCGCGGCCATACGATCTATTACGGTCTTCGCGGGCGTGGCGTGTTTCAGTGTTCGGCCGCCGACTTCAAGAAGGCACTCGTTCAACCGCAGTAATCGCGCGCTACGGCGCACAGGAGAAAGGAATTGGATAACCAGCACCAGAAAATCACCGGCTATCGCGATCTTACGCAGGAAGAGATCGACCTGATGAACGAGATCAAGGCGCTCGGGCCGGCGCTCGAAGCGATCTGCGACAAGGTGAAGGCACACATCGACAAGCAGCAGCAGGCCGCTGCCAACGATGCCGCCGAGTTTGAGCGGCTGAATCGGGCAAACCCGGAACTGTGGGAATCGTGGGGCCGTGGCAGCGCGCAAACCGTGCTGATGTATCTGACGCGTGCCGTCGCGCAACCGTCGTCGTTCTGATCAGCCGCAGTAACCACGCGCTACGGCGCACAGGAGAAAGGAAGTGAGTACGCAAAAATCTGAAGTCGATTTTCGCCAGTACATTGTCGATAACCGCGCCCGCATCGTCGAGGCTGTCGCTTTTCTGCAATTCGTCTGTCATGGCCTCGCCAAGCAATGCGGCTGGTGGACCGATCTGAAGACAGGCGAGAGCACGACCACGCTGGTCGGCGAGGTTCCGAAGATCAACGTTCCCGAAAAGCTGTGTCTCATCCATTCCGAGATCAGCGAGGGTATGGAGGGGTATCGCAAGAGCCTGGCCGACGACAAGCTGCCGCAGTATCCGATGCTGACCTGCGAACTGGCCGACGGCGGCATCCGCATCTTCGACCTGAGCGGGGGCATCGATCTCGACCTTCCGAATGCGTTCGCGGACAAGCTGATTTTCAACGCCACTCGCCCCGACCACAAGATCGAGAACCGCGTGAAGGACGGCGGGAAGGCGTTCTGACATGATCCAACTCACGCAAGCCGAGTACGACAAGCTGCTGGCCTATGAAAAGGAAGAGCAGCGCCTTCGCGACATCATCGCCGAAGTGCATTCATGGGCCGTCTGCGCGGCTGTTGCTTCGCCCGAGGACATGGCGCAGAACTTCCCTCGCATCGCCGAAATCACGGCCCCGGACTACGGCGAAAGCTTCCTGCTGAAAGGGTGAATTTGTAACAGGCTTTGACACCGCTCAGCGGTGTCGCCTATCATCCGAAACACCAAATCGTTGTTGTCACCACAAATAAGGAGCAATCATGGAAAGTAAGAAACTCGGTGTGAAGGACGCACTGATGGCCGCAGCAGCCGCGCTCGCATCGGCGGTTCGGCCGGGTCGTGTCGTGCCGATCGTCAGAGACGGTCACAAGCGCGTGCCGGGCGCATTCGGTCACGGTAAGCAAGGGCACAACCCGGCCGGCACGAAGCTGGCGAAGAAGCGCGGCATGCTGACCTGCCGCCATCCGGTCGGCACACACGGCCGCGTGTACTGATCTCCACCACGGCCGCCGCGTGCGGCCTTCTTCCATTCTGACATCCCGCCAATCATGAAAACCTTTGAAGAAATCGCAAAACTCGCGGTCGAAAAGCACCAGCATACATTAGGGGATACCTACTTCCCGTCAGCAGAAGCGCAGGTGTTTGCGCGAGCCGTCGCATGTGTTGCATTGCGCATCTACACCGACGAATTCAAGACGACCTTCTCGGCGTCGAAACCGACCCCCGCCATCCCGAAAATTCCGCAACTTTTCGTGGACAACCCGTTACCGAGCGGCCACGCCGCCGTCAGCGTCAACCCGAACTACGTTTCGCTTCTCGGCGTGCTCTGTGAAGCGCTCAACCAAGCTCAATACGGCAAGGGCGCAGAGCGGCACAATCTCGGCAGCGACGTACCGTTCGATCGACAACGCATGCAGACCGTCAGTGAACTCGTTGGCTCGCCGGATGGCATGGTCTATCAGGCCGTCAAGAAGATCACCGAAGGCATGAAGCTGCCGACGATCGATCGGCAGGTCGCCGAATTGCTCGGCGCGATCAACTACATCGCCGGCATCGTACTTTTCCTGCGCAAGCGGGCTAACGACGGGGCGTGTTGCGAACTAGCGAAGACATGGAACGAGCCGTGCCGCTGGCAAGCGCCGGACGACAAGACTTCGCACGCTGACGAACCGCTGAGCGACGTGGCGCGATCGATCAAGGTCGAGATCGACGCGGGCACGCTTCACGATCTGAAGCAAAAGGCCCGTCGCTACGACGAAGCGGTGAGCGGCGAGCGCCCGATCATCCCGCAGCCGCATCCCGGACGACGGGCGCAGGTAGGAGAACAAACGGCCAAGGTCGAGTTCAATCTGACTGATCCCGTCGAGCGCGTCTATCCGCCCATTGACGACAGCGGATGGATCGCGCGCAGCGTGGGCGATCTGCTCGCCGTGCTCAACAAGCTGAACGCCAGACTTTCAGAAGGTAACGACGTTCACTCCGAGCGTGCCCGTCAACTGCTCGCCCGCGTTTGGCGCTTCAATAGCCCGATCTTGAAGGCAATCGACGAGAACGCCGAGCGGATTGAAGCCTCGGCGGCTCGTCACGCCGGCCGCTGATCAACCCAACACGCTCTCTCACACGAAGGAACTGAAAATGCCGAAGCTCGAAATCCCGTCCGCCGAGTTCAACACCGAACTCGTGCGCGGCAATCTGAAGGCTGCGATGGCTGCGGCCGGCGCTGCCAACCCGCATGCGCTTTGGACCGTTCCGGTCAGCCAGATTCGCGTGATCCCCGGCTTCAACGTCCGCATCAGCACGCCGGAATACGAAGCGCACGTCGAATGGCTGACCAACTCGATCATCGAGAACGGGTATGACCAGGATAAGCCTCTCGCCGGCTTCGTTGCTCGTGAAGACGATAGCGACGTGATCTACCTGACGGACGGCCACACGCGCTTCAAGGCCGTCGAGCGGGCGATCGAACGCGGTCATCCGATCGAAGCCCTGCCGATCGTCGTGAAGCCGAAAGGCACGTCGATGGAAGACCTGAACGTGGCGCTCGTGACGGCGAACAGCGGCCGTGCGCTGACGCCTATAGAAACGGCCGTCGTCGTCAAGCGCCTGGTCGGATACGGCCTCGACGAAGCGACCATCGCCAAGCGGCTCGGCTTCACGTTGAAATACGTGAGCGACCTGCTGACGCTCGTGGCCGCACCGAAGCCCATCCGCGACATGATCGTGTCCGGCAAGGTGTCGTCAACGCTCGCGCTTCAGACGCTCAACAAGCACGGTGCCGAGGCGACGGCCGTGCTGAAGGAAGCGGTCAAGAACGCCGAGGCCAGCGGCAAGACGAAGGCGACCGGCAAGCACGTCAAGAAGGACAAGCCGGCGAAGCCGAAGTGGCCGAAGGAAATCCACGCGGCCGACGTGCTGGCCGACGCGATCAAATGCGGCTTCCACTACAAGGAAAGCGAGCTTTCCGCAGAGATCGAGGAAAACCTGCTGTCCTTCGCGGCAACGCTGCTCGCGCGTGTCGGCGTCGAGGTCTTCAAGGAAGAGCCGGTGCCGCAGGAAGCGCCCGCTGATGCGGCCGAACCGGACCCCGCTGACGATCTCTGATCATGAGCGAGGTCTTCATCCCTCACGAGGCGATCGAGGCCGCCCGCTATGCTCTCGGTTGCGTGTACGAGCCGACCGAGAGCAACCTTGACGACCGCATTCCGGCGCTGAACTCGGCCTATGAGCGCCGGTTCGGCCCGGCCGTATGGCGTGCGGCCATCAAGCGCGTCCTCGACAGCGGCGAGGTCACGCAACGCCACCTGACGTTCGACTTGTCCTTCACGTTCTTCCGCGATCTCGAAACGAAGCATCACGGGGCCATGCTCACGTCCGAATGGGAACGGCTCGGGACGGAAGATCGAGCCTACCTGAAGAAGATCGATCCAACCACGCTCGATCCATCGACGCGATCGATCCTGCTTGCGCGAGCGCTCGACGCGGCGGCTGACGATCTTTGATCCTTTCTGTTGTACAAACAACAATCTGTTGTTATCCCTACCGGAGACGATTCGACGTAACTGGTAGGGACTTTCGATGACTACAGACCGCCTTTGGACAATCCGCGAACTGGCCGCCTTCCTCGGCTACAGCGACAAGACCGTCGCTCGGATGGTGTCACAAGCACCTGAGAAATTGCCGCCGCGCGTGCTCGCGCTTAGCCGGCCACGGTGGGAGCCGTCCGTCGTGATGGAGTGGGTGAAGGGTGAGAAGAGCGGGAGGGCACGCTGATGCGGATTCTAGGCGCTTTCCCGATCGCGGCCGTCCTGTGGGCGGCCGTTCTGCTTTACGCGTTCGTCACCGAAAGCCCGTGGGCGTGGTATGCACTCGTCGGTAGCCAGTTCGGCGTATCGGCCTGTTTCGTGCTCGTGTTGGCGCTGTCGTGCTTGTCACGAAATTCGTCACAAGGCTGAAATGACACATGGCACGCCATTGAAATCCTTGGCGAATTGGGCCTAGTGGCTCCAATCCATCATCGGTGCAATGGCGAAACGCCTAGCCTGATTAATCGTGACTCCTGTTGATTTTTCAATGTGTTGGCTCATACGCCGCCCGCTCGCTCGTTATCCCTTGTGACAAAACCCGATCCATTTTCGCCCTAGACTTGTCACGCCGTGACAACTAAAAAACTCTCGTGACAAATGAGAGGATCGTGCCGTGGGTGACATTCAGCCTCGAAAACGAAAAGATGGATCAATGGGATATACCGCTCGCATCCGCATAATGCGAGACGGGCAGACATATAAAGAAGCGCAGACCTTCGACACGAAGTCGGCCGCCGCGAACTGGCTGAAGCTGCGCGAAGGCGAACTCGCCAAACCGGGCGTGCTCGAACGGCATAAGGCCGGCGACCCCTATCTGCGTGACGTGATCGACCAGTACATCCGGGAGTCGAACAAGGAACTCGGCCGCACGAAGGCTCAGGTGCTCCGGACGATCAAGACCTACGACATCGCCAACAAGCGGTGCTCGCAGATCGACAGCACAACCATCGTCGCCTTCCTTCAGCAGTTGGACGTGACCCCGGCCACGCGCGGCAGCTACCTGTCGTTCCTCGCCTCGATCGTTCGCGTCGCCCGACCGATGTGGGGCTACCCGCTCGATGAGCGCGAGATGGACGCCGCGTGGACCGTCACGCGCAAGATGGGGATCATCGGCAAATCCGACATGCGGGAACGCCGGCCGACCCTCGACGAACTCGACCTTCTGATGACCCACTTTCAGGACCGCAGCACGCGGCGGCCGTCGTCGAACCCCATGCACTACGTCATCGGCTTCGCGATCTTCTCGACGCGGCGCATGGACGAGATCGCCCGGATCGAGTGGAAGGACTACGACAAGGAAGGCAAGCGGGTCATGGTCCGGGACATGAAGAACCCCGGCGAGAAGAACGGCAACGACGTGTGGTGCGATCTCGTGCCCGAGGCGATCGCGATCATCGAGGCCATGCCGCGCGTCGCCGAGCAAATCTTCCCCTACAGCCCTGACGCGATGGGAGCGGCATTCACGCGGGCCTGCTACCTGCTCGGCATCAACACGGACGAGATGCCCGACGAGGACCGCCTGCACTTCCACGATCTGCGCCATGACGGCGTTTCCCGGCTGTTCGAGATGGGTTGGAACATCCCGCACGTCGCGGCCGTCTCAGGGCACCGTAGCTGGACGAGCCTGAAGCGCTACACGCACCTGCGGCAGACCGGCGACAAGTACGCCGGCTGGAAATGGCTTCCCGTGATCTCGACGCCGATCGAGCGCGAGACGCCGACCATTGCCCAACCTGCGCGCAAGCTGCGCCGCGATCGGCCAGGTGAGCCGGGCCGGCACGTGCGCGGCGAGGCATCACCGATGGCGAAGCTGACGGAGAAGAAGGTGAAGGAGATTCGGGCGGCAGAAGGGACGATCGCCTCGATCGCCCGCCGCTTTGACATCGCCCGAGCGCACGTCAGGGCGATTAAGGACCGCAAGATATGGGCGCACGTGCCGTAGGGGTCACTGCCCCTTCGGTTTCCATCCGCAGCGGGCCGCGCCCGCTTTGTTATGCGCGAGGATTTCCTTGGCCGTTTCGTCGGTGAGCACGTCGGACTTGCTGACGTAGATGGGCTTCGTCCACTCGCACCCGGTATCCACGGTGCGGGTCTTCTCGATGACCTGCGGCGGCACGTCGTGCGCGCATGCCGCCAAGGTGAGGATAAACGGGAAAGCGATGAAGATGCGCACGGGAGCCTCCGTTCAGTCTCGCGACCAGTTGTCCTGCAAGTCCTTCTGCGCTGCGCCGGGCTGCATCGTGGTCGTGCCCTGCTCGATCTCGCGGCGCTGCTTGGCGGCATCCGCGACGGCCTGATTGGCAGCAGCGTCGGCCTTCGCGTCGGCGGCAGCTTGACGCTGACGGTCGGCCTCGGCCTGCGCCTTCACGAGATCGGTGTTCTTGCGCTCGGCGTCGCCGCCTTTCTTACGTCCATAGACGAACGCGCCGACCAAGGCGGCCAGCGCGGCGAGGATGGCCGCGATCTGCGGCCCGAATGCTGCAAGGATGGCGCTCATACAGACTCCGGGGTCGCAGGCGTGTAGACCTGCGTGATGGCCATGCGGTACAGCGCCGGCCAGGTTTCAGGGTGAGGCTTTCCGGGACGCCAGACGCGCTGATACAGCGCCCATCCGCCGTTCACGTCCTCGCGGCTCGGCAGCGGCTTCGGGTCCGTCCACAACAGCAGGCGGGCGCATGCGGCGGCCAGAACGTCGTCTTCCGCAAGCGCCTGATAGATCGACGTGCGATGGAACGGTACGCTGCGCCTTTCGCAGACCGATTCGGTCAGATGGTAGACGGTCGGATGGGTCATGACGCCCTTCACGCCGCCACCGCTCTCGAACTGCCAGAAGCCGCGAGCCGGGCCGCCGCCTTCCTGCACACGGCTCCGAAAGCGGCTCTCCTGCAAGCCGATCGCCAGCAGCATCACGCGGGCCTGCGGGCTGTCGAAACGGCTCGGCAACAGCCGCAGCGCCGGCTCGATGGCGCTCGTCATGACGGTCGAAAGGTTCATTGCGTATCTCCTTCTTGCGGGGCTTTGCGTTCGAGCTTGAAAATCCTGCCGAGCACGACCAGCCCGAACGCAATGACGGCGACCCATCGCGCGGTGCCTTCGGGCAGCGCGTCTTTCAGGTCTTGTGGGATGAAGGCCCATGCGTGCAGCAGGTCAGGGCCGATGCTGAAGAGGAAAGCGAATCCTGCGGACAGTTGGATCGAGGCGAGCTTCCAGGACTTGTGCCAGTCGTCGATCAGGCGAAGTTTCATTTGACCCACCCCTTCATGTTCGGCGTTTGGAGCAGGCGATCCGACAGGCGATCGAGCTTCGAGTTGATGTCGCGGAGATCGTCTTTGACGCTCTGCGCCTGCTCGCGCTGCGAACCCTCGATGCGGTTCACGTCGCCGCGCAGCGTGCGGATTTCCTGCGCGTTCTCGCGATCGGCGATGCGTAGGTCCGCATAGAGTTGCGTGCCCCACCACCACCAGCCGGCCAGCAACGCCAGAACAGTCATGATGGTTGGAAGGCTGATCGACCGGTCGAACCGGAATCCCGACTTGTTCTGCGTTGCCCCGTCTTGATCGCTCATCTCTGACCCCTTTTTAGCCCCACAACATTATGGTGTTGTAACGACCGTAAGTGTAGTCGAATGGCGTGCAAAACGGAATCCGCGATCCCTGATCTGAAATGCTCAGAAGTGATCGCGGATTATCGAGAACTTAGTTTTGCATCAATCGAGCGGCGGCCACGGATCGTCGGGACCGAGCGGCGTGTTGCCTGCCGCGAGCCACGGTTCGTAAATTTCGTTCCACATATAGAGGCCGCGTCGTACATTCCAGATTGTACCAACGGTGTCCCGATAGAGAATCGCATCAGGGTCAACTTCGCCGAAAATATCTCTAATCCGCTTGAATTGAATCGTTGCCATGATTTCACCTTTTACAAACGAGCATCGAATGTAAGCGTGGCGGTTCCGACCAGGTATCCCGCGCCCGGTGTCATGCCCGATGAAGCAACCGTCACATTGATAACCGATTCAGAACTCATTCCCGGCGTTACCGTCGCAGCGAACGAGCCATTCACGGTCAAAGAGCCGCTGAACGCCGCTGTCCCACGTGCGCGCATCGGCGGGATAGGAATCCAACTGTATGCGGAAGTGGCACTGACAATGACGATCACCATCAGGCCGCTTGAGGCACATGAGACTTGATACAGGTAGCGACTGGCTCGCGATTTCTCAGCAGCCGGGCCGCGATGCTCAAACGGCGTCGGCGCACCACCGCTGCCAGTCGTATCGCCGCTTGCGGTCGCGTCACACTGCTCGATCTGAAACTGGCCGACATCGAGCGTGAACGTCTGGCCGCTCGGCATGAGCAGCCTGACTTCCAAGCAGTCATCACCATTCGTACCGATCGTCTTACCTGCGATAGACGGAATGTCGATGCGAACGCTGAACCGCTTTTCCGTCGTGCCGACCGCCCACGTCACCGCTTTTGTCGTCGTGACGGTCGCGGAAGGCGAGCCGCCAGAACCGAATTTCTGAAGGACGACAATGCTGCCGATAGTGAGAGCCGCCGCTGCCTTCAGGTTGACAGCGAAGGTCACGCTCTGCCCCGAGAACGTACCGACGCCCTCCATTGGTTGCGAAACGAACGGATTGTCCGAGGCCGCTGTCGTCTGCTGATGCCGGAGGAAGTATTTCGGCGGCACGGGGCTGTTCGCGAGATTCGAGCCGGCCGCATATGCTTGCTGCGATACGGTCGCCGCACCGCCCGCTCCGGAATAGCTGCGCCACATATCGGCCGTGTATTGGTTCACGCCCGCTGCAAGGCTGAACGACGTTCCGGTTGACCAGAAATCGAGCGCACCATCGACGAAGACGTTCCGGTTGCTCAGCAGGCCGTAGTCGGGAATCCACGACGTGCCGTTGTACCGCATCGCGACCCCTGCGCTCTGCACATCGAGCCGCATGCCGCGCTTCGGCGGAATGTAGAGCCATGCCCCATCGACGTAGACCGCGACCTGGTTGGTCTTGCCCGCCCACGCGCCGGTCGCCCCTGACGGGACGATGTAGGTGTCGCCTTCAGAGAGCGAACCCGTATTGCCGTTCAGACGAATGATGGCAGGGTTGGAGTTGTCGCTATTCGAGTCGTAGTTCAGTCCGTTCGCGACGGTAGTAGCCGCCATACGGAAGACCGTATCCATCGCGAACCACGAGTTCGTCGGCCAAGTCGCCGTGGTCGGAAAAGAAAGCGGAAGCTGATAGGTCGAGCCTTGCCCGATGGCACCGATGGCGACCGCATACTTCGAACCCGCTGTGACCGCCACCGGGCTGCTGAAGTTGAACCGGATGGTCTGAAATCCGGTAGACGACGGCGTAACGGTAGTGCTGAAGACGGGCGTTCCGGAAATGACGCCGCCATTTGTGCCCCTGGTAACAGCGACGATAACAGCCTGCAACTGCACGCCCACTGCCGGGTTAATGCGCGCATCGACGGATGTGACAAGGCTCGCTTGCGACGCGGTTAGAATATTGCCCTTCCACGTGTAAGCGCTGGTGCTTGCGCCATCCAAGTCCGCAGGACCGATTGCCGAATACGACGTTCCAGACGCAGGCGGCGCAGTGACAGCGTTCGAGATCACCGTTCCGCCGCCAAGCAGCGTGTCGAGAATTTTCAGGTTGGTATCCATCCCGGTATTCCAACCATTTTCCCCGAGCGTCCAGCCGTAGCTAGTTCCGAGGCGCGGGCCAGTTTTAGCAGCCATGTTGTCAGTACCCCAATCTGTTGTTTAACGCGGCACACGATGCGCCGCGTTGCACACACTCCGTTAGACCTGCGGGAATGCCGGGACGCCCTGGCCGATCTGCTGCCACTCGCCGGTAGTCTTCGAGTAGAGAGAGTCGTCAGTCGTGATAATAAGCCGCGTGAAGATACCACACGGCGAACTCAGCGTTTGTCGGATGATCGACCGGAAAATCCAAGGCTCTCCTGAGTTCGGAACCGGCTTCTTTGCTGTACGAGCGCTTCCCGGAAACTCGAACTCGCCTCGCGTCACTTCGAGCATCCATTGCGGCGACATATTGCTCGGAAGCGGCGGTGCGCCATTGATGTATGGCAGTTTTCCGTACACCAAGTAGATCGCGTCTTCGGTCATATACTCCGGATCGACCTTATCGTCAGCATTGATCTCGATAACCTTCTTCATAGAATGCTCCTGTTGGTGCTGCGTTGAAAAATCACTGACCGCCATAAGCCATGCCGTAGCCGAGGCCGTATCCAATGTTCGGCTGTTCAGCGATCAAAACTTGCTGCTGATAACTTGTAACGTCGGTCGTGCCGTTATCCCGTCGAACCGAATAGACGGTCACGCGCACGTACTTCTTTGTGGCACCGGTCGTCAGTGTATAGCTCGTGCCGGTAATTCCCGTGCCAGTCTCCACCGTCGTCCAGGGGCCGGCGCTATCGTCGCTCTGCTCGATCTTCACGGTGTATGTCGTATTCGCTTCCGCCGTGACGTTTCCGGCAGTCTGCGCCACGGGGCCGGCTGTCTGAGTGAGGCGGTTGCGCGTCGCCCACGATACCGTGCTCAGCGATGCCGTCAGCTTCACCGGACGATACGCACCATTCAGCCGAATATTGCCGGGCGGGTACGGGCGATCTGCACGCCCCGCGAACGTGATGTTGCGGCCGACCACGGACGACAGCGCCATCTCTTGCGTCGGTGTGCGCGGTTGCAGCTTCACCGATACGGTTTGGCCGCTCAGGAAGATCGTCTTGTTGTCCGCGACCAGCGTGCCGCCCGCGCACCACAACGTCTCACCGGCTGTATGCGCAACCGGCACCGTGTCAAACACGGCCCGAATGACCGTGACCGTCTTGTTGTTGACGCCCGTGATCCAGACGATTTCGCTGCCGAGGAAGGCATAGGTGTTCGGGACGTAGTTCGTCAGGTCGCCCCACGTCACGGTGAGGCTCGTGTCCGTGTCGTTGATCGCCACGTCGAGCGTGCCGAACGGCGTGTAGCCACCAACCACGTCCTTCGCATACTGGCCGCTGCTGTTCTGCCATACCGAGAAGTTCGTCGCCTGGTTCTGCGGACGCTGCGCGACGACGCCGAGGAAGCCGTAGCCTGGCGGATAGCCACTGATCACCGAATCGTTGTCCTGCGACAGCGTGGCGACGACGTAGTACGGCGCTTCGAACAAGACCGAGTTCGAGATTTGCTGGACGTTCTCGCGCGGCTCCTGCCAGTCGGAACCGGTCTTGCCGAGGTACGTTGTCGCCGGCATGCTGAAGCCGTCCTCGATCGCCGTGACCGTAACGCGACCGTCCGTCAGCAGGCCGTAATCGACTTCGGTGATGCGCAGGATCATGCCGCTGATGCCGAGCGGCGGCCAGTTCAGCTTGAACACGTCGCCGGACTTCAATTGCGCGGCCGTGCGGTTCGCGATCAGCTTCACGCTCGCGAGGCCGCGTGACCGTGCCGACAGTTCCCGCATGGCGACGCGCGAGGCCAGCCCGATATTCGAGATGCCCGGATAATCGATCGACGTGGAATTGACCGTTCCGACCAGTTCGATGCTAGCGCCGTTGTGGACGGTGATCGAGCGATCGACGTTCTTCAGGATCGTTTGGCCGGTCGGATTACCCTCGTCGTCCTTCTCACCCCACGATGGTCGTTCGACGAACGTGATCGTGACCATGTTGATGATGTCGGACGGGTCGGGACGCGAGAACTGTTGAATGCTGTCAATGTTCGTGTCGTCGAGCACGACCAGCGAATCTGGATCGTAGTCCGCACGCGCGAGCTTGATGCCGATCCGTCCCGTCGTCGGGTCCGAGTAGCGATACCCGTCGATCGTGCTCAGGATGTGGCTGATAAAGTCGTCGATGCTCTTCTGCTTGCTCCACGTCAGAGACAAGCCGAAGCCTTCATTCTGCAACGTCGTAGCGGCGGCCGTGAAAGACGGCACGTCGAGCATCGCGGTTGTGTAGCCAAGACCCCAATCGCTGTTCGTCAGGCACTCGGCAATGATGGCGGCCGGGTTCGCGTCAGTGCCGATCTTCGAATAGATCGTTCCGAGCGCGGTCGGATAGCGGCGCACGAGGAACGACCACGGCTTGATGTACGGGTTCATCGCGGAAACCCACACCTGCCGCAGAACGACAGACAGCACGCCACGGAAGGCCGGGACGAAACCGGAAAGGCCGGAACCGCCGTTCGATCCGGTCGGCAGCGTGTAGCCGCTCAGCGGCGTGCCATCCGGCAGATAGACCTTGCCATCCGTTCCGACCTTCAGTCCGTTCGCCAGCGGCGGCGCATTCGGATCGCCGGCAGAGGGGCCGCCGCCGCATCGATCGACCAGGTAGTCGTTGCAGGGCTGATCGGCATCGCCGAACATAATATCGATGTTGCCCTGAATGCCGCCTTCGCGGGATTCGCCGCCGAAGAGATTGGGCTGATCGATGTAAAGGCGCTGATTGTTCTTGACGCTACCCGACCATGCAACCTTGTCCCCGACCATGATCCGCGCGACTTCATCCACGCGGTCATTCGACAAGACCATGTGCATCCCGACCGCGTACCAGTAGCCAACAAGCGCGTCACCGCCCTTTCCGCCGCCGCTCATTCTTGTTCTTCCTTAGCGGCGTCCTGCCGCGCACGTTCGACGAGTTCGATAGCCATCGGATCGCCAGTCGCGAGGATGACTTCTTCCGGGTAGCCTTCGAACACGAACTTCGACCAGTCGAGGCCGTGCGCTTCGAACCACCGGCGAGCGCCGCGTGCGCAATAGGCGACCGGCTGAAGATGCTTGGTCGTGATGATCATTTCTTGCCCCCGCTGCTGCGAATTTCGCGCGTCTTCACGTCGCCCCACCACACGACGTTCGGTGCCGCGAGCACGACTTCGCCGAACACGACCGGGATTTCCGTACCCTCTTCGGCCAGTGGGAAGTCTTCGTCCGTGATCGTCTGGACGGTTGGGTCGGATCGCTTCTGCTTCGGCATCAGCAGATACGAGACGACCAGCAGTACAAACGCGACGATAAGCTGAAGGAACATAGCTGCGCCTCACAGGATCGGATCGTTGCCGAAGGGATTGCGCTTCGGCATGAACGGAAAGCCCCCGAAGTTGTCGAGGTTGTTGAACTTCGCGCAGCCGTTGTTGCTGAAGGCCGTATGATCGCAGCCAGCGGATAGCGTCACGGTCGCGCCCGAGATAAGGCCGAGAGGCGGCTGCGCCAGCGTCAGCACCACGCCGTTCTGGTCAGAGATCAGCCACGCATCGTCGCCGGAACGCATTGTACCCCCGGCGAAGTATTTGGCCTGCGGCGGCAGCACGAAGCCGCCGACCGTCACGTTCTGCCCGCTGACTTCTGCGACGCTTGCCGTGATCCGATTGTCGATGGCTCGGCAGTGCGGGCCGTACAGCGCGTGCCGGCAGAGCACCTGATACATCGCTCGAAGGCCATTGCGGCGAAGAGCGGTCGAGATCGGCTCGCACTTCAACGTCGCTTCGTCACCGGAGAACTCGACGTTGACGACGCGGCCGGCCCACACCTGGCCGATTTCGTCCTCGCCGACGTGCTTGCGATAGATGGCGAGCGTCGTCGCCTGCGCCGGCATTCCGCCGAGGTAGGTTACAGCGAGCGGATTGTCGGCCGCGACCGTGATGTTGAGAGCCTGACGGCCGTTCGCACCGGTCGAGCGAATGTTGTCCCGCTTCACGTACACCGAAGAGTACGTATTCGACAGGTAGATGAAGTCCTTGCGCGACGTGTTGAAGTGCCACGACGTATTGCCGCGCCTGAACTCGTAAAGCTCGATCGGCTTGCCGCCGAAGATACTGATCTCTGCACTCAGGAAGCTCACTGCTTGATCCCCCGAATGGTGAACTGCACTTCGGACACTTCGTCGCTCTGATGGGCGATCTCGATCGCATCAGCGTCCAGTCGTACGAGTTCGAGGTAGGTGATAAGCCGCCAGTCCGACGCCACGCTGGCCGGAATCTGCGTGTCGAGCGTCAGGATTTCGTCGCCCGTGTTCGGGTCGGTCTGCGCAGCAACGATGCTGCGATAGTACACCGTGCCGTTCTTGTGACGCAGGACGAGCGCCATGCGACCAGGTTGGCCGTACAGCAGCGTCGGAAAACCAATCGGCTTGATGTGCAACTGCACCGTGTCGCCGATGCCCTGGTTCTCCGTCATTTCCAACATCGTTTCGCGGTCTTCACGCCAAAATGGTGTTAGCCGGCCCGAAACAGAAGACAGCCAGCCGATGAAGTCCTTCCTGTTGGCGTGGTTCGCGAGCAGCACCTTCAGTTGCCGCGTGATCTGCGACCAGTTCGAAAGGTCGATCCACTTCGGCAGGCCGGTCGTATTGTCGAGGATGTTCAGCTTGCGGGCATAGCTGCGAGCGATCGTGTAGAGCCAGTTGTGTTCGCGCGTAAGCACCTGATAGCCGGCGAACGTGGTAGCGCTCGGGATGGCCGGAATATCGTCTTGATCGGTGATCTCGAACGTGACCCGCATCTCAACCACGCCTGCGGTGTACTGCGTCTGCTGCACCGGGCTTGTCACGCGGCACGCGCGAGCCGGTCGGATCGACGTGCCGGATTCGAACCCGACCGCCATCGGGCGTTTCAGCTTCACACCATCCGCGTACACTTCGAGCACCTGCATGGCGACAGCCGTGCGCAGTTCGTCGCCGATCAGAACGAACCCATTGGCGACGAACTCGCGGTTCGACGTGTCGCAGTAAAGCCGATCTTGTCCACTCGGCAGAGCGCCCGTGAGCGTCGTGGTGTCGTACCAGATCGGCACGAGGAAACCCTTCGCGCCCCACGAGAACAGCATTGCGTCGAACCAGCCGAGATCGTCTTCCGTGACGACGAACGTGCCTTCGATCGTCCGACGCGGCGCTTGACGAAGCTGCATGCGTTGCTCGAACGCGGCCCGGCTTTCCAGCACGTCGGTCAGCCATTCGTAGCGATCGACGGGAGGGTTGCGCCAGTCGAGCGGGATCGTCCATGTCTTCGCGCGGAACCCCGTGACGTGAAGCCATACAGCCGGCTCGCCCGAGAAATTCCAAGTGAGCATTACGTCGATGACCGGCGTTCCGTTCGCCGACAGGATCAGC